GAAGGGAGCTAAAGCCACCGCCACCGCGACCCGGGGCGTTTTTTGGGGCCCCGGGGCCCGGGCCCGGGCGCGCGCCGAGCGCTGCGGCTCGGGAGCCGCGGACCGTGCGCCGACGCCGGCGGGCCGGGAGCCGGGAGCCGGGAGCCGTGCGCACAAATACCGCTTGACGTGCGGGGCGCTGGACCTGAAAGCGCCGCGACGCGACTTCACCGTGCCGGTCTACCAGATCAGCTAACGATCCCCAGAACGACGAAGGGCGCCAGTAGGCGCCCTTTTTTTTCGCTCGCGATCACGCGCCGAGGCGCACGACGAAGCCTGACACGTCCGCCCGGGCCGGGCCCTTGGCGCGCAGACCCACGACGACGTTGGCCGGATCCGTGAAGCGCAGGTCCGTCAGATCTCCATCGATGACGCGCGCGCCGCCCCAGAACAGCGGCAGCGGCGCGCCGCGGGCCGTGTCGAAAACCACGGCGACGTTGCGCCCGTGATCGAGCGCGCCCAGCGCTTTCCGCGCATACGCGGGATTCGCGCCCGAATAGCTCACCGTTAGGTGATAATTGGCCGGCACCTTCCGCCCCGGGAGTTTCGTGTAATCGTAAAATTGCACGTCAGGGAATTGCTCAAACAGCGTCTTCCCATCGCCGCCGCGCATATTTTCCCACGCGATGTCGGACGTCCCGTTGAGGCGGACCGCGAGCCGGACCGCTTGGCGATCCGCTTTCCGCAAAGCAATCCGAATATCGGCGGCGATCGCATCCACGAAGGCGACCGGGTCGCGCTTGAAAGCCTCCGTCTTCGCGGCGCGCGCCTGCTGTACGTTTGAGAATGCGCCGCGGCCAGCCATGTTCAGGCACGGCGCTTGGCATTGCGCCAAGCGCGACATGGCGCACAGATCATCATCGGGCCGCAGGTACAGAATCGCCGTCAGGTACTCGCCGCCACGATCCGATTTGATCGTTTTCGCGTTATTCCCGATCGCAAGGTATCGCATGCTTCTTTCTTCCTGTATAGCGCGCCGCGGGTCACGGCGCAGGGAAAATCCTAGTTTATCCACGCGCAAAGCGCAAGCGCTGTTCGATACCGCGCGCACGGTTCTGAGCGGAATCGGCCGCGGACCGGGGCCAAGTTTAAAACGTGAGCGATGCGCACATCGGTCGGGGATGCATTCCAGAACGGAATGGTTTCGCTCGATTTATTCCGTTCTGGAATAAATACCGCCTCAATCGAGGCGCATAAATCGATAGGCTCCGCCTATCAATGGCGCAGCCTATCAGAAGTCGGAATTGGATAGGTAAAGGCTATCGATAGCCTTTGGTTCTCGGCGGAGAATGTAAGCGGTGCTAACATGGTTGGCACCGCTTACGTCGGGCAGTTAAGCGGCAAGCTTCAGCAGATCGCCCGCTTTTGTTTCAAAGTCGACGCGCGCATCTGTCCATTCGATTTGTCTCGCGTAGGCGGTAGCACCCGTGACGGCGTCCCACAAGGTTTCAATGGGCCGGCCTTCGTCCAGCATATGCGCGTGCTGGATTTTGTCGGCCATTCTCGGTCCGAATCGTGTGGCCAAAAAGGCTTCGACCTTGTCGATCTTAGTTGACTGCGCCGAGCGCAAAACGCGGTCAATTTCGCCCGTGCTGGCGCGGCTGTATTCCAGAAGCGCAGGCGCGACTTGATCTAAAAAACGGTCGGGAGCGCTGGCAGTGTGGCGGATACTGATTTCTTCGAGCTCGTGGGCCCCCCAGACGATGCGATTTGCGCACACGTAGTCGAACAGGAAGGTTTTTACCCGCAAAGCACCCGCGCCGACTTCAGAATTCGTGACAAAAAAACCGCGCGCGAGGTTGCCGGTCTGACCATTTCGGCGCCCGGGGAGCTCGATTCTGTTTTTTTCGTCGGCCAGAAAAACGAACATGTCCCTGTCAGAGGCAAAAAGCGTCGTGTTACGTTTCGTAACCTCGACGTCATGGCCGAATTCGCCCGGCACTCGCCAATCCCCGCTGACGCCATCACCGAACCGGTCGACAAGGGCGGAAACGACGTCCGAATTCCAGATGCGCCCGTACCGCGGCCCGGTCATGGCCATAATCTCCGACCGCCCGTTCTTCCGCAGCAGAACGCCGACGTCTTGCGCCTCGCGCTCAACCTGCAAACCATAATTCAAACAATCAGCGGCCAGCGGTGCCGGTAGGTCGCGGAGATACCCGGCGGGAGCGCCGACCAGCGCAGCCGCTTGGCCGAACGCCCAGTGCGTGGGCTCGAACTGGTATCCGGACGGGCCCTGCACCAGCACCCCTCTGTTGTCGTCCGTCGGGACGACATGCAGGCGTCGGCTGCTGACGACGCACTCGCGGCTGATCTGCCGGTTATGCAGCATCGTTTCGCGCATGTCCACCAGACTGGTGAAGCGCTCTTCTGAAGGCCGAGTTGCCCACTGTCGGCTGGCTTGCATCAAAGTCGTCATTCTCATTCTCCCTGTATAGAACCGATGCGTTAGTGCATCGGCAGTCACTCTAAGTCAAACAAAAGCCATCGTCAACCCCGCGCGCGGGATGCTCGCAGTTGGGCCTCTCGGCAAACGTCCAGTTCGAGGTATAGCCGAACGCAGTAGGATGCGTCGTCCCTGAACTGGCGCAAGCAAGAGTTGATGTCCCCGTTTGCGTACTGAAGGCGGCATCGCCAGAACTCAACGCTTTCATCAGCGCGGCGTGCGAACTTCGCGGCATAGGCTTCCGTCATCATTCGGGGGGCGTCGGGCATAAAAAACGTTCTCCTGTATAGAACGGCTGCGTTATTGCTTTCGATTCCATAGGCGCTGGACGGCCAGCATACCGGCCAGTTTAAGCGCCTGCCCGAGCGTGGCGTCGGGCGGTCTATTGGCAGCCAATGCGGCATTCATGTCCGCCCGCTGACGCTCGTGCGCTACGATCATGGCCCTGATTTTGGCGGCGTCCATCCACTTGGTTTCCTGTTCCATATCTATCTTTCTCCGTTATTGGCCCCGCATTTGGGAAGTACAAGGTCTCACAAAATAACATCACCGGTCAATACGTTCTTCAGCATTTCCCAGTGCACCTCGCCCCAGTTCCACCGCGCGAGCGGACGAACGTCAATCCCGCCCTCATGCAGCCGAATCGCCTGCTCCCCGCCGTAGAGCAAAAGCTCGCACTCATGCACGCGCTTTCCCATGGGCGCATGCAGGACCAAGATGTAAGACGGGCATCCATGTTCGGTGTGTCGCATATGGAACGCGATCTGGTGAGGCGACAGGCGCACCTGCCGACCATGGCGCACGACCTTCAACTCGACCAGCGCAAAGCCTCTGTTTTTGAATCCGATCAGGACATCCGGTATGCCGAGTCCGACCCTACTTTCGATCCGGGTAAAAAGGCAGCCGGACATTTGCGCCGTCATTCGTCGATACAACACGGCTTCTGGTTTTGCGGGCATTGTCTTCCGTCTCGATAGGCTCTGGAGGCGCTGAGAGCGCCTCTGGGGCGTCTTCAGTCTCCCCGCTGGTCGGGTAGTCGTCCTCGAACTCTGCGTCCTCCGCGGCGTCCACGGGCGGCTGGTCGTCATCCGTCAGCGTCTGCTGCACCTGCTCCGGCGTCACGTCGATGACAGGAGACCCCGCGCCGTAAACGCGCTTGATTTCTTCGAGCTTCCGCATGACTTCGTCGCGTGACATCGAGTCGATTGTCCCGTGTCGGATCTCTTTCCGGTCGATATAGATCGACCCAATCGCTTGCCCCCGCCGATACTCGGCCTGCACGGCAGCGCCGTAGGCGCCCGCGGCCAGCGCTTGGTCGCGGATCACCTGCAGGTCATGCATGTGCCGCTCGAACGTGGTGCCGTATTTCTCGGCCATCTCGGCACGCGCGGCCTGCACTGCCGCGACCACGTGCGGGCTGATCGCCGGGTCGAGCAGGCGCTCGACCGCAGGCTTTGCTTTGGCCGGCGGATAGCCGGCACGTATGGCAGCCTCACGCGCAGATATCGAGCCAACACTGCTCGTCAGCTCTTGGACAAAAGTCCATTCCTGCGTAGTCAGCGGCTTGTTCTTTTTCGGGCTGTCGGGAACCGGCTGGGTCAGCTTCTTGGTCGCGGCCGGTGAGAGCTTCCGGCGCGGCATCCGCGCCGAGAACTCGTCGTCCTTTTTGGACGGCATCAGGCGACGCGCCACACGCGCCAGCCGCCCTCGACGTTTAGGCAGCTAAAACGACCGCCGACGCGGCGTTGAAACATCGACGCAGCACTGCGGATAGCTGACGACGTGCGCTTCGTGTGTTCTGCATCGGGCACGAAAAAACTATCGCCTACGGTCATGTCCCCGAACGGAAACTTGGACCGTGTTACAGGCATCTGAACACCCTGTTCGATTGCATACATGATTCTTGCTCGCTGTTGTGACTAGGCTGTCCGGTAGTGGGCAGCGTGGCGCACTATACCACAACCTAGTCTTGTGTGGTTTTGAATGCGTAACCTGTGGCCTTCGGCCTGCAAGGGCCCTCCGGGCAAAAAACAGGGGTTGCATAGTACTTTTTGCCAAGAAATAAAAAAAAAAAAACAAAAAATTGTCTCGCGCGCGATCCCCAGATGAATTTCGTCTATCCTGTAGGTGTAATGTAACGTGCAGTCGTAACCCCTTGATTCCATTACGTTATTACGGCATTACGTCTATTACGTCTATTTTCAAAAAAAAAATTTCATTTCACTACTTTTCTGGAAAGGGACTAGTAATACGCCCAAAACAGCCCAAAAACCCCGTTCCGCGGTCCTTTCTTGACAATCCCTGCCCCTTTCCCCCTTCTCCGCCCCTCCTGTCACCCGTCCGCCACCCTGTCCTTCACGCCCCTTTCCCCCTTCTCCGCCCCTCAAACCCCTCTAAAATTACCCCGTCATCCCGTCTCCGCCCCCTGTTTTTCAACAACCTGCCTGCCATGTGCGACTTGTTTAGCGAGTTCTTCCAGCAAAACATTTTGCACTTCTATGCGCCTTCTCAGCTCGTTGATGTACTCCTGAAGCTCAACGCTTTCGATTTTGACGGGCGGTCCGTGGGTCGTGGTCTGTGCTGGTCTAATCATTTCTGTACCTCCGTGGTCCGTGGGTCGTCGTTATTTGCCATCCGCGTGTACCAGACAGCCTTTTGCAGGTCTTGTGTGGGGGTGGCGTGTTTTAGCTGGGCGCGCCAAAGGTACTTTATGGCGTTGCCTCTGCAGAAGGCGACGAAGCCATCGGGCCCGAGGGCGGCGCGGATGGCGTCGATACACTCCACGTCGCCGGCACTGTAGTGCGGAGGGCGATTGACCATGTCTTTCATTGGCTGGGCTCCTTGACGAAGATGCCATCTGGTCTGAGCGTTCCGCGGCGCGTGCGAATTTCATCGTAGGCGCCTTCGAGGCAGTCTAGGAGTTCGAGGCCGGAGAGTTTGGCGCCGATGATGAGTGTGACGAAAATATCGCCATAGGCGTCGGCAACTTCGTCCCGCGAGCCGCGGTTAATGGCCGTAAGCAGCTCCTGCACTTCTTCGAGCGTCTTCAGGCCCTGTGCCATGGGGTTGCTGTTGGGGATGATCTTTCTGTTGGATGCCCAGTTGGTGACGAGGTCTTCCAGTACGTCGTACTTTAGCAAGTGGTTTCTCCCGATGCGGTTGTTGACGGCGAGCAGTTCGGCGAAGCAGATAAGGTCATCCGCGTGTCGTGCCACGAAGACCTCGTCGAACCCTGCCTGCGCTGCGGTTTTTAGGATGTCAGTAATGGTCATGCCGTTATCTCTAGCATGATGGAATCCAGAACGTCCTTGTTGACATCGTCCAGTTGCCCCGCGGCATGGATATGACGAATCACGTCAAGCATTTCTTGGTGCTCAAAGTACAGCTTTCTCAGCATGCTGGCAGCTTCTTCCAGCTCTAGCTCGCCCGTAACATCGGACTTATGTTCGAGCCACCGGGAAAGCCATAACGCATCTCTTTTCATGGTGTTACCCCCAGTCGCGGCCTGAATCGAATAGTGAACGCGCGCGGTTGACCTTTGGTGAATTTACGGCTCACTTCGTTGGAGTAAGCAGATTCTTCCAGTTCTATAGAAGTCGCGGTCATTACAAAGTACCACGTACCAGACAGTCCGCTGATCGTATGCTCTCGGGCATCCGGCGTGATGGTCACTTGCTGCGTGTAATTACCCGGCTCCTGTCCGTAGTAAAGCGTGTATGACAGGATCTCCGATGCGGGAAGTTCCATTCCATCCACATAAAAGTCGGGTGGAGTCCATTCAATCACTGCGGACGCGGCATGCGCGACCGATGTCAACACCATCAAACCCAACGCTATAACTTTTTTCATTCCTGTTCTCCTCGTTTACGTACAGCCGCTGCCAGAAAATCCGCGACGAACGTCGCGACGCCAAGTCGGCGCCCAGCACGCTCGATAGTCTGAGCACACGCCTCACGCTCTACTTCGATAGCTTCTAACACCACCGTCACAACCAGATCCTTCAAAGGCTGTGCCGTAATGCTGCCGTGTTTTGAAATCAGAGCTTCGATGTCGTCTATTGTCATTATTGCTGCGCCTTTTCTCCGATGTGTTCAAACGGCGATCCGTGAACTGTCGCACGCACGTCTTTAATAAGCGCGTGAGTTTCTTTACCCCTTGCTCTGATGGCTTTGGCACAGTCAATGCACCCTTCGTTGTAGAGATATTGTGTCCATGCTGCCGTTGTCTCCTCGCACACTTTGGCACACTCCTCCCGTTCTGCTGCGGCGACGAGAGCGGCGAAGCGCTCAGCCCTAGGGTCTATGTGCCACGCAAGATATCCAGCCTCTTTCGCCATTCGGATAATGTCTTCTCTGGTCACTTCAAAATCTCCCGCTCCAGAATCGCGACCATCTCGCCAATCTCCTCGATCAGATAATCAGGCGTCCGTGTGTCCCGATAGATGCCGACCGATTCAAGCGCCGAAAGAAGGCGCATCAGGCGTAACAGTTCTTGCTTGGTCATTTTCTTCTCCCCCTGCTTTTCTCTACGGTCCCGTAGCCGGTCCCGTAGCCGTATCCGTAGCCGTATCCGTAGCCGGTCCCGTTGCCGTATCCGTAGCCGTATCCGTAGCCGGTCCCGTTGCCGGTCCCGTTGCCGTATCCGTATCCGTAGCCGTATCCGTAGCCGTATCCGTAGCCGTATCCGTAGCCGGTCCCGTTGCCGGTCCCGTTGCCGTATCCGTAGCCGGTCCCGTCGCCGTATCCGTCGCCGTATCCGTCGCCGTATCCGTAGCCGTATCCGTTGGCGTATCCGTAGCCGGTCCCGTCGCCGTCGCCGCTGCCGACAGAAAAGAATATGGGCATTACAGCCCCCATCCGTCGTGGACAGGTACACAGAAAATCTCTGCGCCTTCGGGCATATGTACGTCCGCAATCGGGCGCAGGTCTGCCTGCTCAGTCTCGACCATCTTGGCAAAACCGATTGTGTCCCATGAGAAAACATGGACGGCTCGGCTCAGATGAATCCGTCCGTTTTCCCTAGTCACGTCTCCAGCAAAGATCCATCCACGATCTACGACGACCACAGCACGAGTGCCTGTCGGCAGACGGGAAGAAACGGGAGCATACTCAACACCATTAATCGTTACGTTTTGCATTTTCAAGTCTCCTTGGATAATTTCTTCTCTGGTCATTCCACATGCCTCCACGTCTTACGCGCCACCACGGACTCAATGGCTCGTTTGCTGACCTCGAACTTCCGCGCCAGCACGCGATAGCTCAGATCCGGGTGAAGCTGGCGGATCAGGCGCACGTCGCTCTCGGTCAGCTTGGTGAAGTAATTCCGACGTCCCATTCTCTGGTGTACCTCCACCCGTTGATCCCCTGCGCTTTGCTCAGACGTTTTTTAGCCCACAGTTCCATCAGAGGGCTTTTAGTAGATGCGTTTTCATCCACTTTCGCCCTCTCGATCCGTTCAATAAATGGGATCTTTTTCGTGACATCTTTGAATCCCCGCCGCCTGATCCAGCTCATAACCGCATGTCGGCTAACCCCAAGCTCTGCCGCAATATCGTCGATGTCCAAGGTCTCCAGCATGCCCAGAAATTTCTCATCGCCGGGGTATTTCTTGTTGGCTGGCACAAACTTTTTAGTGCCCTTGCTCCGTTTTGAGGCCATGGCAACTTCCCAACTGATCGGGATCTTGGTCTCTTTCTTTCCTTCAACGTATCTCATCTCAGCACCTCCTCTTCCACAAACGCGTCGCGCGAGAAGTGGTCCCAGAGCACCTCCCACGCGTAGTTGGCCTTCATCTTTGTCTCGTGGTCCGCGCCGGCTTGAGCGGCATCCGCGATGGTTTCCTCGAAGAGTTCGCTGACAAGCGCTAGGGTGGCGGGACGTAGAGTACGTTGTCCGCACCAGATGCACGCGGGTTCTTGCACCGTGCTGATAGATAGGCACTCTTCGCAGATAGTCTTGTACGTTTCCATCTATTTCTCTCTTTCTGTTTGTGTTTACGAGAAAAGCAAGTGTAGCAGGATTACGATAGCAAACAACCCCCACAGACATACCACATAACCCGCAGCAGTTTCCCGCTTTTGCTCCTGCCGCTCGAAGTAGTCCCTGTAGTCTTCCGCGTCGGTGTAGCATTTGAAAGGACCGCGGACCGCGGACCGTGGTTCGATGTCACACTGTACTATTTTGTACCCAGCATCCCCAAGCACAATCCACCACATCACCTCACTCCTCTGATATGTGCTCTAAGATCTCATCTTCCAGTAGTATCTTCTGCGATTCATCTAGGACTTTCAACAGGTTTACAGATGATACCTTGCCGTCCTCGCGTTCCAGCTCGCACCGCACCTCGGTGATGTCGATCATGGGTTCGTCGAGTAACCCGTCGTCGATGACTTCATACGTTATGCTTACGTTTAGGTGTAGCTGTGTTAGATGCTTCTTCTTCACGCTTTCTCCTGTTCTCTTCGATTCGAGCAAGCACTTCTGCTTCTTGTGTGGCTTTTTCCCAGAGCGCATCGACTTGTTCGCGCACGATGGAGGCCATGGATTTGCCGTAGAATTTTTTCAATTCTTGTAGCTTTGCGCGCGTCTCGAAATGCACGATGACTGCTTGGAATTTGACGCCAGTGCGTTCAGACGGGGGCAGCCGCTTGTAGCGGTACGTCATCCGACGACCGGTTTTAGTGGTGATCTTGATCTTCGGATCTTCGACGCCGGACTTTGCTAGGCGTCTTACGCCGAGGATTGGGTGCTTCTTACGAAATGTGGGGGCGTTGAGGTCAGCCCACTTGCGTCCCTTGGGTTTCGGCTTCTTTTCTGGAGTGTCATCGACATCAGACATAGGTGGCCTCCTGATATTGTGCGTGAAGCATAATACCAGAGGGCCCCGGTGTTCAATGCGCGTCGCCCCAGCTCGTCCCGACTTCAACGTCTACGACGGACGGCACCTGCAGTTCCACTGCGTGGGCCATGATCCGTGCGGCGTGTTCCGCCTCTTCTTTGGATGAGACGGACAGCGCGATCTCGTCGTGCACCTGCAGCAGCAGGTGAAAGCCTGCTTCGTGAAGCGCGACCATTGCTGCCTTGGTCTGGTCGGCTGCGGAGCCTTGTATCAGCCTGTTCAGGCCCTTGTAGGTCATGGCGCGCTTGACCCGTGGTCCGTACTCGATGACGGCCTGCTCGTAGGGGAGCGCTTTGTTCACGCCCCATTGAACGGGCTCCCAGAGTGGGAACCGGCACTTTCGACCGAGTAGTGTGCGGATCGCGCCGCCGGAGGCGGGTTTTTCGATGCGTCGCATGACAGCGTCGATGGTGCCGCGCAAGAACGGGACGTTTGCGTGGAAGGTCGAGATAAGTTCGCCGGCATCTTCTATCGGCAGGTCCAGCGAGTGGGCGAGCTTTGCCTTGCCCATCCCGTACATCAGCCCGAGGCCGATGGTCTTTGCTTCTTTTCTACGGATGTTCGCCATGTCTGCGACCATCTGGTGGAAGTCGGTCTGCGGATTGTCTTTGTAGGCGCTGACCATTTTCTCGGCGCCGGGAAGTTCGAGCAGGCTGGCGTAATGGATGAGAAGTCTTGGTTCTTGGGCCGAGAAGTCATTCGCTGCCCACATCTGCCCTTCTTCGGGAAGGAACAGGGACCGCACCATTGGCCCGATGATTTCATGCCGTGCCGGCACCTGCTGCAGGTTCGGCGAGTTCATGGACAGGCGCCCGGTCACCGTGCCGCCGTCCTCGGAGCGCATTTGATTGACGTGCGGGTGGATTCGCCCGTCTGCGGCGCTGTGGTCTAAGTAGGGCTGGAGGAACGTGCCGTGGGTCTTGTTGTATTCCCGAGATTCAAGGATCAGGTTGCCGATGGGGTGTTCTATTCCTTCTAGGAATGTCTTGGTGAAGCTCGGCTGGCCGTTCGCGGTTCGCGGGTAGTCGATCTTGAGCTTGTCGAAGGCTTTGGCGATGCTTGCCGCTGCCCAGATGTCCACGTGCTCCCCGGACAGGTTGCGGATTTTCAGCAGGTTTTCCTGCTCTTTCTCCTGCAGCGTCTTGATCACCGAGGCGCACTTTTCCCGGTCAAATCGGATGCCGCGGAAGGTCAGGTCGATCAGTATTGGCAGCAGCTTTGTCTCCAGCGCGAAGATGGACTCCAGCTCGTCGCGGCGGATGAGCGCGCGCAGGTGATGCCAGAGCTTCAACGTTAGCGCGGCATCCTGTTCTGCGTAGGGGCCGACGTGCATGGCCGGCAGCTTCCAGAGTCCCTTTTTAGGGTGTACGCCGAACTCTGCTGCCGCTTCTTTGAGGAGCTGCTCACTCTTGATCTCCTTCAGGTAATCAAAACCGAGCGAGTTGAGGGCGTAGCTAAAGCGGTTCTCGTCCAGCAGCGGCGCGGCGATCATGGTGTCGTAGATCGTGCCGTTGACCGTGAACCCTGTGGCTTTAAGCCAGCCCACGTCATATGCGGCGTTGTGGAAGATCTTGTCGGAGGGTAGTGCCAAAACCTTCTTGACCCAGCGCTCTACGATGGCCTTGTCGAGGTTTCCGCCGCCTTGATGGGCTACGGGGAAGTATCCCTTCCAGCCGTCTACGGCGACTGCGTAGCCGACGATGAAGCCATCCTTGCGTGGCCAGCCGGGGCCGAGCGATTCAAGGTTCGGGTCGCAGGTTTCGAGGTCTATTGCGATTTCTGGGGCAGAAGACAGGTCTGGGAAAGACTCCGGTGGGGTCCACTCGGAGGAACTTGGGAAGAGCGGTAGTGTCACAGTCGGAATCCTAGTTCGATTTGCTTCGGGTAGATGATGTGTAATGACTGCTTTGCGCGGGTCAGAGCAACGTATAGCAGACGGTTGACACCATCGGGGTTTTTGTCGTACTCGGAAACGAATTTTTTCGTAAGGTCTCCGACCAGCATCACGTGGTCGGCTTCACCGCCCTTCGCGCCGTGGATCGTGGAGAGCTGAATCGGCGCCTTGCCCGTGAGCCGCGTTCCGCGGCGCAGCAGCGCGATGATGTAGTTGCGCTTGTCGGCACCGATCTTTGTGAGCGCTTCGTGCCAGATGTCCGTGGTCAGAAGCCCGTGGTCCGTGACCAGTTTTTCGAGCGTATACATCTGCTCTGTACTGGCCGTTTTAAGGCCTTTGTAGCCGTGCTTTACGGCACCCTTGTCGAGGTACTGGTAGATCGTTTTGACGGTCTCAAAAGGCACTGCGTCGCCTTTGCGCAGGCGTTCCCAGCCGGTCACAGCGATGACCACTTTCTCGGGAATGGAGCGCTGTCCCTGCCGTTCAAACAGTAGCCCTTGCGAGCGCAGCCAGCCGTGCATGTCGGAGAGCATGTAATTCGCGGCGGCGAGGATCAGCCATTCGCCGCTTGCGACGTTTACGTCGTGGAAGTCTCCGTAATAGGTAATCGTCCCGCCCTCGACACGCGGCTTCCAAACCTTGGGCTGCCTGCGTTTAATGCGCCGCACGACCCTGTCGGCGAGACTGTGTATGGCCGACGGGACGCGGTATGACTGGTCGAGCACTTTTACGTTGCCGGCGAAGTTCAGGAAGGCTTCGACGTCTGCGCCGGCCCACGTGTAGAGCGCTTGGTCATCGTCGCCGGCCACGTAGCATTTCTGAGACCGTTCCGCGAGCAGTAGCACCAGTGCCCACTGTAGTGGCGACAGATCCTGCGCTTCGTCGATGATCAGCGTCGTGAGCCGCGGTAAGCGATCCGGTTGCTCTACGATCTGTTCGAGCAGGTCGGTGAAGTCGAGCAGTCCTTTGTCGGTTTTGTAGTGCCGGTAGGCGCGTTCTATGTACTCGAAGTGGCGCCACTCGATCTTTATCTCGGAGCGATTGTAGTGCGTGCGCAGGTCGAGGCCCTTGATGCGTGCGATGTTGATTTCGTTCAGCACAGGGTGTTCGGCCTTCACGGCGAACTCCTCATCGAGGCCGATGTTCACCTCGATCCCGGCATGATCCGCGAACTCCTTAAAGTGCTCTGCGCTCATCATGTCCTTCGTGCCAACGCCGAGGCATCGGAACGCAAGGCTGTGCAGTGTTCTGAACCACGGGAAGTCCGTATCCGGGTTCAGACTCGGGAACTTTGTGAAAGCCCTGTCGCGCGCTTCGTTGGCGGCTTTGCGGGTGAACGCGAAGTAGCCAATCCTCGTTGGGTGGACGCCCGCCTCCAGTTCGGCGTTGACGACGTTCAGCAGATACGTCGTCTTGCCGGATCCCGGGGGACCGAAGACCTTAGTCGTCGTGGTCAAAGTACACCTCGTCGCCGATCCAGACGAGCAGCGGCCCTTTGATGGTCTCTATGTTTTGTGTCATGTGGTCGATGGCCGCGTCTTCTTCCATCCCGTCACGATTAATCAGGATGCTTTGTATCTTGTAGGCGTCATAGACCATGCAGATATCGTCGTTGACCAATGAGACTCCGAGAATGGCTTCATCAAACCCGTCTATCTTTTTCAAAATGGTGTGTCCCGTAGTTGCTCGCGTGTGGTGAAGGGGGCGCTCTGTTTCTCAAAAGCCGGCATTCGCCAGCACCGCACCGCCCTGCCCTTCAGAAACAGACTCAGCGGTTCGCCTCCCATGTCCCGAAGGCGCTGTGCCATGCGCGGGGCGCTAAGACTTTTGAAGTTGTTGCGCGTTAGGTGCGCTTCCAAGTCCTTGATCCGGAAGTAAACCTTTGCTTCGACTTCATCCACCCATGGGCGGCCCATCAGGATCTCGTCGCGGTCCATGGCGTTTTGTCGGTGCGCCGCAAATTCTTCCAGCAGGTCGGCGAAGCGACCGGTGACGCTGGTGTCTTCTGACGCTTCGACAATCTGCTCGGTCTCCACCATCTCCCGGAGGAGGGCGTTCAGCGTCTGTTCCCAGTCCTGCTTACGCAGTGTCGGGGGCAGCACGTTGATTTTGTCGATGCAGGCTTTCTGGAACGCCGACTGGTTGTAGAGGCTCTCTGTGTCCAGCTCGATACGTTTGTTGTTGATATCCAGAAACCACAACGGCGGTTCGGAGTTGTACTTAGACAGGCTGGAGAGCTGCGGAGCGTCAGGCGCATCTCCCCCGATGCCGAACTTCCGCGTGCGGCAGAGTCCAGCGTTGCAGAACGCGTTGATCGGGGCGTCCTTGCACTTGTACTTGTAGTCCTTCTTACTGAGCTGCTTGATGATGACCTGCAGCTCGCTGTTCGGCAGCGGAGGGGCCACGTACTTGTAGTTGTACTCCACCAGCGCGTCTTCCCAGCCACCCGGTTGTGCGCGCTTCAGGTAGATCCCGAGGTTGAACAGGGCGTTGTTTCGCGTCCCTTCTGGCACGCCTTGCGCGCAGATGGCCTGAAGGCATGGAGGGCCGTCCTTGACGGGGCTGTCGGCCTTCTTAGGCTCCTCTGGCGGCTCCATGGCCGCCTCGTCAGCGTAGGCATAGGTGTCGTAGAGGGTGTAGAACTCTTCGAGCGTAGCTGCCGCGCCATCGTCTCTAATCGCATAGCGCATCGACTCGTCGCCGCCGAAGTACGGCAGATTCAAGAAGTTACCGGTGTCGCCGCGCTCGACAAGGATCTCAGCCTGCTTCGGGAAGATTTCGCGACCGGCCTCGCCGAGCACTGCGGCGCAAGCCTTCAGGTAACGCTGCATGTGTGCCGCGGCCACCGGTTCGCGGCTAAAGGCAAATACGTGGGCACCGCCAGACTTGCTGCGGCAGACAACCAGCGGCAGTTCCAGCTTCCTGATCTTCTGGATCAGCCCGAGATGGTCGAGCGGGTACTGGTCGATGTCTATGCAGCCCCACGTGCAGCTATTGTCGGCACGTATGGGGATGATCCCAAGGCTCGGGTCCACGCCCTGTAGGTGCTTCTCCCAGAGGTCGTCGGTTGGCGGCTTGCGGATGACGAACGCCTTCCCAGCCTGCTTGCCGCTCGCCTTGCTGCCGTCGATCTTGTACGTGCCGTAGGCAACGTCGAGGCCGCGGAAGATTTCTTTGAATCGTGTGATGTCCATTTCTCTTCTTTCTTATCAGAAAGAAGCGGGGGAGACCCTAGACCTCCCCCGCCCCATCTTAGAAGAACGAGCCGCCAGACCCTTCCGAAGCGTCTTCGTGCTTCACCTTCACGTCGCCCGCACCTACGGAGAGGGCGAAAGCCTTGCACATCGAGTAGACATCGCCGCTCTCAACAGAGCCGATGCGCTCGATCTCCCAGCCAAACCACTTACCCTTGTCGTTGGACTCAGCAACCGTCGTCAGCCGGTAAATCTGCGAGTACATCGGAGGGGTAAAAAGCCCATTCTTACCGCGCAGCTTGACGCTGTGCATCATCGAGTTCCACTTGCGGCTTTTCTTGAGCTGCGTGGACTTCATGACGATCAGCGCGGGGAACGGCGCATCGTCAGACATGACCATCACGTAGTGATTGGCCGTGTTCTCGATGTAGTTGCCGTTATCCAGATAGTCCTTGTTGTCACCCTGATCGCGGTTCGTGCGGCTCAGGATGTCGGACGTTGCCGGGTAGATATGGACCGGTGCACCACTGCCCGTGCCACGGGGCTGCCATTCGATGTACTGGCGCACGTAGGCGCAGGGCACCACGGTGATACCTTTCTTGCCATCGAACAGTTCGCCGGTGACGCTGTTGTAGATCATGCCGGGCAGTGCGCCCTCTACGTCACCAACCTCGGGGCTGGTGTTAGTCAGCAGGCGCAGGAACGGTAGGGCAAAGTCATCTTGCGACATGCCGTCGAAGCCAGCGCTTGCGTCGTCCTCGAATGACGTGGACAGGACCAGTGCGTTTTCGTTCTTCTTTGCGAGTGCGTTCTCAGCCATTTTTCGTTCCTCAAAGTGTCTTGATTACGGCTTTCTTCCCGATGAAGGCGCCGAAGAGTTCCGTTGGGAACTCATCGCCACGTTCCACCCGTTCCCTGACCCAAGCCTTGAGGGTCGAGGGCTCGACTTTTTCCGCTTGCTCAGAGCGGAAACCTTGCGTAGCCAGCACGGCGAGTAGCCGGTCGCACAGTTCTGCTTCGCCGCGCCCGAAGCGGACGCTGACGGTGTTCTTAATAATGTCATCGAAGCCATGGTCCCTGAGCCATTGGAAGGCTTCCGCGCGCCGTGCTTCGCTGATCGAGGCGCCGTAGAACGGCTTGATGTCGATGCTGCTGCCGTCTTCCATCTTGAAGCTGGACATACCCATCTCGGCCAGCGCTTCGGGGATGGTCTCCTCTGTCAGCTTGCGGTAGCGCTCCTTCGCGCCTTTGAGCGTTGTTTCGTGTTCCTCGATCTCTTTTTCGAGGGACTTGGCACGCTTCGCGAGTGCGGACACGCCGGTCAGTTGGTCGTCCTGCACACGCAGGGCTTCTGATTCTTGCTCGAATAGATTAGTCAAGCTCATAGCTGTCTCCTTTCTTAAACAGATCAATCTCTAGCGGCAGGTACCGCCGCTCGCGTTTATCCCACTTCAGAACACGAAATCGCCCTGCGTTCTTTGCAGCGGCTACTGCACAGCATATACCTATCGCACAAGGGTCGCCAATAAGCAACAAGAAGTCCTCATCGGTAAACTTCTCCAGCTTACGCTTAACCCTGCGCACAGTAGGGTCTACGCTAAAGCTCACCTGAGCGTTAGGTGGCAGAATCGTCTCGATCCTACCAAAGTCCAAAGCACTTGCAATGTTATGTTGCATTGTTTCGGACACAACATATACCGTTGGCACAAAATTCTCCTTTCTCAAACGAGGGACAGAGCGTAGACTGTGTCACGGGCGCATTGCAAGCCCTACCAAAAAAGAAAGTTAGATCGGAGAGACATCATGGACATGTGGCTAGAGCGATATCCGTTTAAGAACAAGCCTTATGCGCATCAAGCGTCGTATCTGGCGCGCTTTTGGAAGAGCCCTGTTGCGGCGCTGTTTGCCGACATGGGAACCGGCAAAAGTTTTATGTTAATCAACAACATATCTATGCTGTACGACAGGGGAGCCATTAACGCTGCGTTGATTGTCGCCCCGAAAGGTGTGTACCGCAACTGGGTAAACACAGAGATTCCTAAGCATATCCCCGACCACGTCGTGTACCGGCTGGCTGCGTGGTCCCCGAGCCCTAAGAAGGCGGAAGTCGCAGCGCTGGACTCGCTGTTCGAGGTGTCAGAAGACCTGAAGATACTGGTGATGAACATCGAGGCGTTCAGCACGCAGCGCGGTGCGTCGTTCGCGCAGCGGTTTCTGATTAACCACAGCGCCATGATGGCGATTGATGAGTCCACGACCATCAAGACGCCGGGTAGCAAGCGGAGCAAGAACACGGAGAAGGTGGGCACGCATGCGCGTTATCGGCGGATCATGACCGGATCTCCGGTCACCAAGAGCCCGTTAGACTTGTACCAGCAGTGTGCGTTTCTGTCGGAGGACTGTCTGAAGACGCCGTCTTATTACAGCTTCCAAGCGCGGTACGCGGTCACCGTAGAACGGCGCCTGCCCAGCCACACCTTCAAACAGGTCGTAGGCTACCAGCGACTAGATGAGTTAAAAGGTCTACTTGATGATTTCAGCTTCAGGGTTAAAAAAGAAGAATGTCTTGATCTGCCAGACAAAGTATACGTGAAGCGAGAGGTAGACCTGACAGATGAGCAGATAAAAGCATATAACCAAATGAAGGACATGGCGCTGGCTCTGTTTGACGAGGGGATGATGACCACGGTCAACGCCCTAACGCAGCTCATGCGCCTGCATCAGATCGCCTGCGGACACGTGAAACTGGACGACGGCACCGTGTTGGAACTGCCGAACCGGCGCGTCGATGAACTCCTGTCCGTGGTCGAAGAGACTGACGGCAAGATCATCATCTGGGCGACTTACCGGCACGACATCGAAGCCATCAAACTGGCGCTGCAGAAAGCATACGGCATGGAGAGCGTCGGCACGTACTACGGAGAGACTGACTCCGACGAGCGGCAGCGGGTGGTGGAAGAGTTCCAAGACCCGGACAGCGCGCTCCGGTTCTTTGTCGGCAACCCCAGCACCGGTGGTTACGGGTTAACCCTTACGGCAGCGTCAGTGGTCATCTACTACAGCAACTCCTTCGACCTTGAGAAGCGGCTGCAGTCCGAGGACCGCGCACATCGGATCGGGCAGACCAAGAACGTCACTTACGTGGATCTCATCGCGGTCAACACCGTAGACGAGAAGATCGTCAAAGCGCTTCGTGACAAAATAAACATTGCAACGCAGGTGCTTGGAGAGGAAGTAAAGCAATGGTTGATCTGATCCCCGTCCGCAAGAAGTACAAATATGAAACCTTGAAGCGGATGGACACGACCGAAGGGCGGTACTACGTGGACGAGGAGGGCTCTGCGCTGCCCTCCGTGACCACGATCCTGTCCGGTACGAAAGACAAAAGCAGCCTCGAAGCGTGGTCCGCGAGGATTGGTAAGGAAACCGCGGAGCGCATCAAAACCGACGCGGCCACCGTAGGCACGCACATGCACAACGTCATCGAGCGGATGGTGGCGTACAGGGATCTGCCGAAGCCCACAAACTGGCTCATGACCAAGGGCTATGAGATGGGCTACCGGCTGGTCAACACCTACTTCGAGAACCTGTCGGAGATTTGGGGGTCAGAGGTGCCGCTGTATTACCCGAATAAGTATGCGGGGACCACGGACTTGGTGGGGATCTACCACGGCAACGAGTCGGTGATTGACTTCAAGCAGTCGCTGAAGCCGAAGCGCCATGAGTGGATTGAAGACTACATGCACCAGCTTGCCGCGTATGCCCTTGCGCATGACGCGGTCCACGGTACGTCGATCACGCACGGCTACGTGCTGATCGCGCTTCAGAGTGGGGGTACGCAGGAGTTCAGTACCACCGGCTCTGAGTTTGCGGGTTACAAGGAGGCGTGGCTCAAGCGCGTGGAGGCGTTCAGGACGGCAATGCCGTCTGAAGCGCCGCCGCGCCCATGATCGCGTCGTTCGGGAAGAGCTGCTGAAGCATCAGCCGGCTGGTTGATGCTTGCGGCGCGCCACCCGGAGCAGGGGCCGGAGCAGCGCCACCGCCACCGCCCTGCATTGGAGCCATCCCCGGAACACCTCCGCGGGTTGACGGAGCGGTTGGAAGGGGTCTTGGATAGAGAACCTGTTCCCTTGTCCGTGCGGTTTCTTCGCTTTCCAGTAGACTGGTTGCAGGAGTGGTGAGGCGTATCGGAACAATGGCCCCCATCGAAGAAAGCATGTCGGCTACCTCGCGGTAGGCGTTCAGCTTTTCCTGCTGTGTCTTCCCACGTTGCAACATGAGTCGCATACGGTTAGGGTCCGCAGCAACTTCCTTCACCGTCGCCAGTGCGTTCATGCGCGGCAACTTGTTGAAAAGTTCCTGCGCGGTCTTCGCCAGCGCACCTGCCGCAGCAAGAGATCCCGGGCCTTCTGGTATGGCCCCAGACCCAAAATGCAGTGCGGCAAAACGAACTGCAAATTCGTCTATCGGTGACCCTACGCCCATTAACGAATTAAGTGCCTCACCGTTCTGGATTGCTTGCTGCGCGCGTGAGATAGGACGAATAAACCGGAGAATGTTTGCAACTTCTTCTCGGGTCATCAGACCCTGCGAACGGAGCATCTGAACAACCGACTGCTTTCCGGCTGAGATGGGGGTGAACAGCTTGTCGCGGAATACTGCAGTGTTGAAACCGTTTGGACCACCAAGTGCTTGTTGGTATGCCCAGTCATACACCGCGCTTTTTAGGCCCCCAATCGCCAGTTCCGGATTATCCGAAGATCTTGCAACGTCAACCAGTCTTGAGAAGTCCCTGAACGGGTTCGGGTTGTTTTTTCGTAATGCACTGTCTACGGCAAGAATGGGCTTTTCACCCGCGGCAAGAACAGAAGTTAACGCCGCCGCTTTTTCCACCTCCTGAGCAGAGAGACTGTTTCGGTCCCGAACGGTGTTAAGCGCATTCTGGGCTTCTACTGCGTTAGTGAGATCGTTGCGAAGTTCTGGGAACTCGTTCAGCGCAGGATTCCTCGCGGCCCATGCGTTAATCTCGTTGATCTTAACTTCGCCGGTCGTCGGATTCACAAACCGCGGATCGGTAAGTATGCCTCTAAGGATTTTGTGAGTGGCATCCGTAACAGAAAGAACACGGTCTGCCGAGGCCTGTGCGAGGTCCGCGGACCTTACTTCAAACCTCGGATCTCCTACTAGCACGTCAGGAGCGCCGCTGAATTCCCTTGAAAAAAGTCCTACGGCGTCTTTGACGTCTTCAAAACGGGATGCGACGATGTCAGGACTGCCTCTTACCATGGATGCAACGGCAATCTCTGGAGAAAGGGCATCCTTGCCTGTCTTATCAGCAGCAGTCAGTGTGCGAGCGTAGCTGCGCTTGAAGTTGTCGTTCAGCGCCCTAGAAAACATCCGTGCCGTGTCATACGCGTCTGTGTTTATTTGGTCAAAATCGGACAGAATTGAGTTAGCTATTCTGCCGAACATCCTAGCGTCAGTGGCCGATGTTTGTGCTGTCCCTGCCGCGCTATCCCTTGCGTTGTCCAAAAACTTGGTGCGGATGTTGTATAGATCGGAGATATTTACAGGCTTTCCAAGAGGCAGATAGGTAACATCCCCTGTTTGCGGGTCTATCACCCTTCCACTGCTTAGGTACTCCTCTGGTACAACCCCAGTTCTAACGCGTTCGGCGGAGTTCTGTCCTTGTCGATACAGGTCTACTGCAAAATCATTGATCCCAAGCTCACCGAGTTGTTTTTGCATCCAAGACGGGAGGTCGCCTATGTCTTTGGTTGTTAGTTCTTCCAACACAGAAATAAGCGTGTTTCGCGGTACTACAGTCTTGGGGACTGCAGTCTCAAGCCTTCCCCCTGCCGATGGAGCAGTCGGAACGCGTTTCCCTGTTGCAAGTTCCCGTGTAAGTTGTCCGATATCAATCGGCTCTAGGTCAAAGGACTGACGATATGCGATTTCGTACAGTGCCCGTTCATATCTACGAAGGTCGGAAAGGGCCGCAAATGCGTTGGTCTTTAACGTTTCACCGATGTCTGCCCTAGAGCCCGCCTGCCCTGCTATAAACGCAGATATAGACTGCTCTTGTGCCTCTGCAGTACGGCCTTTACCCGTGGCCAGCCGTGCTACTGCATCCGCAACATTTCTTTCTGCTTGACCAATCCTAGCTTGGATCATGTCATCGAACAGGACCTGTTGCAGCTTCGCGGCTTCTGTCAAAAGTGCGGGATCTCCCGTTTCTTTTAGCCGAGAGATGAGGAGCTTAGATGCGGCGATCGCGTCTTGCCCCTGCCTTTGCACCTGCGCGCCATATGCAGAGTCGCCACGAACAAGTGTGTTCTCAAGAATCGCAAGAACAGAGTCCCCAGTAGCCTGCGCTGCGGTCGGAGAAGCCCCTGTTGGAGGAACCTGCGAGAGCGAACGAATCGTATTCCTGTACCAACGGTCCCTCAAAAGAGTTGCAGCTCTGGCGGCCTCCTTGTCTCCGTTAGCCGCCATCTCTTCCAACGTGCGGATCTGCGGTGTTTGAGACAAGATCGTATCAAGTGTCTGAAACAGCTCTCGTGCAGCACGTTCTTCCGTGCGCCCGCCCTTGAACTGTTGAATCAGATTGGTGACCGTGTTTTTGGCAGAATTCAAGCCGTAGAGCAGCATTGATCCGGGTAAAAACCCGGCACCTAATTCTGCAGCAAAACGAGTGCGAGCATCCCCGGGGTCATACGCTTCTGCTACCCCACCAGCGGTGCCGATAACTCCAGCCGAAAGTGCTTCTGATGGGTAAAACACCCGTGGCGCCTGTCTGGCCGTTTGTCCTCCGGTGCGAAGAGCCCCGTAGACCATGTTCATGATGCGCCCACCGACGCGCTCGGGAATATCCTTCAGGAATCGTATTGCGGCTGACCCACCCAAGACGCCGCCCATGGTTTCGCCTGCCACACGGTACGGCATTGCCGCTTGCGAACTTACTGGAAGCGATTCTCCGACAAGATCAGACAGCGGGTCTGACGCGAGGTAAGCAACAGTTCCTGCCGTACCCGCGGCAATGAAGGGAAGCAGTTTTGCTCCGGGAATAGGTATGTTTGCAAAAGGTGCGGTAGCGCTAAATGCCCGTGCAGCCGCAATGCTGGTTGGAGCAGCCTGTACAAGTTCTTCCGCAGCGCCAAATGCCACCTGTGCGGCGGCTTCGTTAGGCGTTACTTGTGGGACGATGCCGGGAAATTGTCGTTCTAACTCGCTGAAGTTTGACGTCTTTCGGGCTGCGTCTGATGCTTGTTGCTTTGAAAGCACAAACAGCCCAGATGGGCCCATTCCCATTGTGGCGAGGTACTGCCCCTGCCAGCCTGACGCAGGCGGTGTTGTTTCTGGCGTGGGCGGTACTTCCCCGTCAAAACGCATTCCGGGGAACTGTTCCTTAGCTCTGTTAGTAAAGTCGCTCACGCGAGCCCCTCTGTTATGGCTGTGCCAACGCGGGTTTGACCTGTGGGGTCAAATTACCCTCTTGATCCATGAGCAAAAACACCGTTCCGGAAGGAGCACTTGCCCACTTTCCCTGACTTTGTGGGTCATTCAAGAACAGCCGTCTGTTTTGAACCCCAATTACCTCTCGTGCCCTTTGCAGTTTTGACAATCTAAGTTTAGCGAGATTCCGGTCTTTTCTGGCTAGATCAGTGTTTTCGGCTTCATCCGCTGCCGCTCCCTGTAACGACTCTATCGCACGGTCTACCCCGTCTAACGCGGCGTAGTACGAAGGCGTGTTAGAAAACAAACGCTGGTCAATAGAGGACAGTCGATCTCGTATGCCCTCAAACTCACGCACAGAGTAATCAGCTTTTCCAGTAAAGATACCCGTTAGTTGCTGGACCATGAGTGGAAGCGTTTGCGTTGCAGATTGTAGGTCAGGGCGGATCGTTCCTGCGACATCTGCTGGAATGTTTCTTACAACACCGGAAAGCGCCGTTGGAACGAAACCGGTTCCCTTTTCTGCAAGACTCAGTAGGGTAGCGGGTTCAGAACTTTCCACCCTGTTTACCGTATCTACACTTGGAGGGACCTGAAACGCGTCTAGTGGTACAGTTCCTTGGGGCACTGCCTCCGGCGGAGCCGCAGTTGCCGCCGATGCTCCTTGGGCCCGAGCGGACATCGCGTCTTTCAACATCGGCAGATTTTCTGCCATGCCCGGTATGGTTACAGTATCCCCATTTTCATCTATGGTCGTTACGGGCTTGCTCAAAAGAGCATTTGCCGCCTGCACCAGAGCAGTCTCGTCTTCAGTAGTCTCGCCGCGCGCGTACCTATTGAGAAGTTCGGAGTTTGTGACAGTGTCATATGCCCAACGCGGGCCTAAGCCCCCGCCGTACTTACTACCCGCTGCTATATTCGCCGCATCTATCCGCGTTCTTGCGGCCAAATCAGCGCGTTCATTCGCGCCTTGCTCTCGAACGGCAGCCATAAGGATATCGGTCTGCTCTGATTGGAGCCGTGCGTTGTAGTCACGGATCTCGTTTTGCTCTTTCTCGCTTGCTTCAAGCGCATACAGAGAAAGCTGCCGACGGGTGTCTTGGATGTCCGATACGCGCTTCTGGATAGCTGCAGGAAGCGCACTGAACGCTGCTGCAAAACGACCTAAGCCGTCGCCAGATAGCGCTTCTCCGCCCGGGCCGCGGTTCGCGGCGTACCCAAGTGCTGCACCTGCAATGTCGAACAGGATGTTTGCCTTGGCGGACTGCTGGCTGGGCGCAAGGCCAAGCTCTTCATACTGCGCCATGCGCCTTTGCATCGCGTCGCCAATGGAAATCTCTGCTTTTGGCTTCCCGAGGTTAGTCAAAAGATCCTCAAACGGAGAAGAAGGCATTTGAGTTGCAGACGGGGTCACGCCTTCTTCATCTGACCCGTCTCTAAAACGTTGTACGAAGCCTCCATCCCGCATTTGGATCGGCGGCATACCTTCCGGCGGAATCGGCTGGCCATTCGGCCCCATCATCGCGCCACCGGGTGCCATACCGCCCCCGGGGGCTGGGGTAGCAGCAGCGAGCAGCGCTGCCATGTCACCGCCCGAGGGGGCAGGCGGGGCCGGTTGTGGCGGCATCCCCATCTCACCCCCGGGGGGCGGCGGCATCGGGGCCTGCGGTCCCTGAGCCATGGGCCCTGATTGGGGGAGCGCCCCAAGTCCAGCACCCTGCGCGAGGACCGGCTGCAGCATTGCGAGCACCGAGTCCGGCGTCTCTGCAGCGGCCTTGTACCCTACGAGGTCAGCAAGCTCTTCGCGGCGCGCGTCAACTGAGCGCATGTCGCCACGGAGGTTGTTCATGAGGATTTCTGGGGAATCCGGTTTCCGGTCGAGCATGCGAGCGGAGGAACCCTCGTCAGAGTCTTCCTCTTCTTCCATCTCATCTTCGTCTTCTCGGGCTTTGTCGAGAAAGCCCTGCATGATTCCGACGTTTTCAACGTCGTCCATCATCTTGCCTCTCATTCGATGTTTTCTCGCTTCTCGTTAAATTCCGGCGGCTTTCGCGCCAGCATACGCCGTCAGTCCGGCCAATCCGATACCCGCCGCCTGCTGGAAGGGGCTGGGGCCTGCCTGACTTGCGGCTGCGGTGGACATCTGCGTGGACGGCGCGCCGCGGTAGATGTCGGACAGGAACGATGCCTGCTGGTACGGAGCGTACAGCCGCTGCAGTTGCGTGGCGCGTGTTGCGTCGAGCGTCTGCTGGTTGTACGCCTGCTGCGCTTGGCCGACGTTGTAGAGCATGTTGATGTCGGCCTGTTGCATGCCCTGTGCTGCCTGACCGACGCCCAGTTGCTGCAGTCCCATCTGGCCGTACTGCTGCCCCAACGCACCAAGGCCCTGCGACATCTGCTGGCCAATCCCGAACTGCTGTCCTGCCAGTGCACCGATGCCTTGACCGATGTTCTGGAACTGGCCGGCCTGCTGGCCGTAGATCGCGGCCAGTGCTTGCGCAGCGTCCGTTCTCTGGCCTGCTTGCTGTGCGAGCAGGTTGGCGATGTTCTGCTGGATGCCTGACTCTTGCCCCGCGACCGCCGCCTGCTGTGCGGCGAGATTGCCATACCCTTGCGCGGCTTGCTGGTAGATGTTCGCGGCGCTTTGGCCCAGTTGAGCCTGCTGCACGCCCAGTTGCCCGAGCCCTTGGCCGGCGGCAACGACGTTCTGTGCAAGGTTCCCGTAGAGGCCTGCGGCACCTTGGCCGAGCTGTGCCTGCTGAACCGCTTGCTGGCCGGCCACTTGGCCGATGTTCGCGAGCTGTGCTGCGGCGGCCTGTTCGGCTGCTGCGCGCTGCGATTCCATCGAGCCGAGCGTCTGACCTGCCTGTACGCCGAGTGCGCCCTGCTGTGCTGCGAGCTGGGCGGCCTGTTGGCCAAGCTGTCCTTGCTGTACGCCGGCTCCAATCGCACCGGTGCCCGCGCCCTGCAGCATCTGTGCTGCTTGCTGGCCGAGCTGTGCCTGCTGCGTCCCTGCGCCAATCTGGCCAATGCCGACCTGCCGAAGCATGTCTGCGGCCTGCTGACGCATCTGCGCTTGCGTAAGGCCGTATTGCCCTTGCAGGGCTTGGTTGGCGAGTGCCGCCTGCTGCGCGAACTGTGCGTTCTGCTGCGAGGAGGTCAGACCTGCTTGTTGGTTGGCCAGTGCGGCCTGAAGTGCCGCTTGCTGGTTCATGCCCTGCGCCTGCAAGCGGTTCGCTTCGTTCTGTACGTTCGCCTGCTGCTGGGAGGACATGTTTGCCAGCGCCGTTTGCAGGTTCGACTGCACGCCAAGCTGTTGTACGCCAAGCTGCGACGCAAGGTTCTGCTGTCCAACAGTAAGGCCGGCTTGCTGGTTCGCTAGAGCGGCTTGCATTGCCTGCTCCGCAGACATGCCTTGTGCCTGCAGTTGCGCAGCTTGGTTCTGCACGTTGGCCTGCTGTAAGGACGACAGGTTCGCCAGTGCTGTCTGAAGGCCCGTCTGCGTGCCCAACTGCTGGACACCCAACTGCGAGGCAAGGTTCTGCTGGCCTACCGTGAGGCCTGCCTGCTGGTTTGCCTGTTGCGCCGCAAGACCGGCTTGCTGCTCTACGTTGAACTGCTGCTGCGCTTGGCCGTAGGCTTCTTGCAGCCCTCTGGCACGTATATCTGCCTGCAGTTGTGAAAGGTTTCGAGCGGCTTCCGCTTCTACAACGCCTTCTCGCTCGCCGCCGAATGCGCCTGTCCTGACCGCCTGTGCGGCCCGCGCTTGCCGTGCAATCTCGTCAGCGCGCTGCGCCTCTCGGACCTGCGTGTTGACGACTTCCTGCATGTACGGAGACATGTACTGCTGGATAGCGCCCGGAGCGGTAATGGTGCCCGTCGAAACGCGTTCTGCCGGACCCATTTGATAGGTCTGCAGGTCGGGTCGGAACCCTGTCTGTGCTGCCGCCATTTGCGGGGTGATGATTTCACGCCCAGATACCCGCTCCGCAGCGCCCATTTGATAGGCCTGCAAGCCGGTAGGCGCTGCGGCTTGCGCGGCTTGGATAGTGCCTGTGCCAACCTGCTGTGCCCCGACCATGGGCGCCGCGCCCATTTGAGCGGCCTGTGCCGTGGGCGCTGCTCCGAAGTTCGCGGCCTGTGCTGCCTGCTGCGCGGCAAGCTGCTGTGTGGCAATACCCTGCGCGAACTCAGGACGCATAGCGGCTTCTTGTGCCTGCTGTGCGCCTTGGAACAGTGCGCCGATACCCTGCTGGATGGCAGGCTGTCCCGCTGCCTGCTGTGCCGCCAGAGCGGCTTGTTGGCCTGTGGTCAGGCCCTGTGCAATCGCCTGCTGTGCGCCGCCAAGTTGCGGTACGCCTTGTTGCGCTGCGGCACGAAGTCCTGCCGCTTGAAGCATCTGCTGCGAGCCGGTGAAGTCCGCCCCAGCCGCCTGCGCGGCCATGCGCTGGGCGTCGGACAGTCCGAGAATGCCTTGCCCCATGGTCGTAGTGGCTGGCTGCAGGTCCGCTTGGGACGAGCGTGCCGCCATGTTCTGTGCGGTCGCAAGCGCGTTAACGCCCGTTCCAATGTCTTGATAGGAACCGGTGAGTCGATTCGTAACGTCAGCTGCCAGCGCTCGCTGGCCTGCAAGGTCAAGGTAGCCAAGACCGGTGTTGATTTGCCCTACACCGCCGGCCATCCCCGCTGCCGCAGCACCGGCCTGCCCCATCGCGCTCTGTGCGCCAGCAAACTGCTGTCGAGTATCCGCCGCACGCAGGAGGTCTGCCGCTTCCTTTGTAGTACCCATGCCCCCAGCAAGCGCTTCGTTGGCAGAGGTGACATAGGGCATATACGCGCCAACGCCCTGCTGCTCTGCCGCACGCATCGCGGCGACTTGAGCAGGGGAGAACCCGGCGACCTGATACCCGGGGAGCTGATCTGCAAATCCCGGTTGAAAGGCCAGATTTCGAGCTTGCTGCAGAAGCTGCAGCTTATACGCCTCGATCTCCGGCGCTTCACGTATGATTTGCTGTTGTACGGCGTCTGCCATGTTATTTTCCGCTAGTTAGCCCGTAGGTCAGCCGACCTTTCCGCCCTCAAGCATTTTCATCAGCTTATACATGCGCCGCGCGCCCTTGCGGCGGCTCCCACCACCTGCGTTACGCACGGCTCTGGCCGTCATCACAAACTCACCGTCCGACAGCATCGCAGGGATGGAGTCAGAAGTCCCGGTCCCCGGGCCGTTGATCGGACCCGTCTTTCTCGGGAAATGCGTCTCGCCGCCCTGCTTGAACGGGCGTGGTGCCATCGGATTAACGGCACCGCCCTGTGCATAGGTCCGCGGCACTTGGTACATGCCGGGGAGGTTATACGGCTGTGGGATACCGCCCGGCATGTTGGTGATCGCGCCTTGCGGCACGTTGTACGTGGGCACCTGCGGCGCCGTCTGCGGCATAGGCACCGTGAACAAAGGGATCTGCCCTGCGTCCGCGTTTGCGCCTTGAAGGCCGTAGGACGGGGTTTGGACTACGGGGTTATACGGTTGCAGCGTTGCAGGCTGCAGCGATCCGGTAAAGAGCTGCGGGTTGTCCCGGATGTAGTCCTCGCCCGTGTACGAGCTTTCGTACAGGGGGTTTGCCGCAACTTCTTCTTGCTGGAACCCGCCAGTGGCAGCAGACAGCCCCAGTCCGGTGGCCACGGCAGGCGCGTAGCGCAGCAAAGAGCCTTGAGCTGCGTTTGGGTTGACGAGGAAAGCGTCCTTGAACCCTGCAAACGTAGGGGAAGCGCCGCCGGGGGCGAGTGATTTTACGAAGTCCCCTGCTCGACTAAAGAACGTGCTTTGTCCGCCGGCGGGGGGAGCGCCCGCCGTGGGGGCCGCCCCACCAGTGCCCGGAGCCGCCGCCTCCGCTTGAGGAGTAAAACGTGCGCCTTGCGGGGCTTCATTATAGGCATACGACCGTGGCCCGGTAGGCGGCTGCCCGGCTGGGGCAGCAGTGCGCGCGTTTTGGTATGCCGTTTTGGCGCCAACCGCAACGCCAGCAACAAGGCCTGCCGTAGCGGCTTCTTTGGGCTTCATGCCGCCGAGAATGCCGGTCCCCGCGGTAGCTACGCCGGTTCCAACGCCCTGTGCAAGTGCCCCTGTAGCGCTTCTTCCAAGCAAAGATCCAACCTGACCCGCAACGGCTTGACTTGGATTGAATCCGCCGATTCCGCCACCACCACCGAAATAACCCATTGCGCCTGATACAAGGGCGTCCTTTAGGCTTCCGCCACCCGCCAGAGTGACGGCGCCGGCGGCAATTCCGGCAGTAGCCGCAGTGCCTAGACCCGCTATCGCTCCCCCAAGTGACCCTCCGATTGCAGTTCCTATGCCCGGCAGCGCAACCGTCAACCCCACAGTAGCCAAAACACGGCCAATCGGGCTTTTAAGGACCTTCTTTACGGTGTCTTTTACTTTCTTAAAAGCATTTTTAACGCCGCCGACCACCTTTTTCAAAAAGAACTCAGGCAGCCCCGTATCAGGGTTGATCGTCCCAGATCCGCCCATGCGCCGGAGCATCGCCGCTTCTTGCGGCGTAATGTGCGCCAGCAGGGTGTCCCCACGCCGGCCCTTCGACGCCAGATATTGCGCCATGTCGGCAAGGCCGCCACGTGCCATCTCCATCGGAGGCAATCCTGCTACCGTAGGAGACACCTCCATCGCAGCGTTAGCGTTGCTGGACAGAGTGCTTAGGTACTCATTGATCGCCATCAGCGCAATGCCGATGAATGCCGGATCGTATTCTTCCGGCAAGTCATCGGCTTCCATCATGTCGCTGTCGATCAACTGCTGACGGATGCGCGGGTAGTCCGAAGGACTGTTGGCAAGGTACTCAAAAACATCAATAAGATCAGCGGCTTCTGTCGCCGTCAGATCCAAGTCTGCAATGCTTTCCCGGACGGCCTGACGTACAGCAGCCGCTTGATTAGGGTCGTTCGTCGAAAGACCAAGCGCGGTCAGCGCGGCGTCATACGTGTCCGCACTGGAGACGTAAACCGGCTCTTGCTGTGCGCCCTGCGGGGCTGGAGGAGCCTGCATGCCCTGCATATCAGGCAGGGACATGATGCCTTCATTTGCCATGGTGGTCCTTTCCTTGTTCTGCCATAGGCCCGGCATGCGGGCCGCGCGTCGGGAAAGGACGCGAAGATGGCTCGATTATGATGGATGTCGTCACAGCCTGTCTACTTCAAGGTAGGACAGGTAGAAATTCACTGCAGCAGCACTGGAAGTCACCCGAAGATTGTCTCCACTCTCAAGGACACACGGGATTCCGCTAAACACGTCAAACGTGCCGTTAACCTCAAGTGGCCTATTTTTCTGCAGGTAATACGTGGTCCCTGTTCCAGTATGCGTGACTGTGACCTGAGAAGTAGCAGTGCCGTTGTTCGTGACCCGCAAAGAACGGACAACGGCTGAGTTTGCCTCTGGCACCGTATAGATGGTTGTCTCGGTTGCGGCAGAGGGGATAAGGACTTTTCTGAAATACTTATTGGCCATGTCCGCCTCTACTCTGTCAGGTCATAGAACGTGAGTGACCCGACCGCGTCCCCAGTGGTTGCACCAGAAACCGTGCGAATAGCAATAGTGTAGACATCGCTAGTGCCGGCAATAGAAACGCCCAACTGCAAGTCAAAGTTGTACGCATTTGAGAAGCTGGTGTTCTGCGTCCCACCAGAGCCAGATGACGTCACATAATCCGTTTGAACAATCGTCCCGCCCGTTATCGCCGTGGCTGCGACGTCATACTCCACATTCGCGTCCGAAGGCACCGTAGCCGCCCATGTCGCACTAGTCAGCGTGGGGTTTTTGACCAGCGCTACTTCGTAGTTCTGACTGGTTGTTGGGAGCACCTGAACGCGGTTGGGCAGCACTATCGCTCCCGTCCTACCCGAGGCTAGGCGGATAGACACCAAGGGCAGGAAGGTCGTTCCGATAGTGCCTAGAATTGTTGTCCTTCGTGCAATGTGGTCAACCGACGTCTGCTGGAACCCCCCCTCTGATACGACAGTGCAGCAGATCGCCTTCATAGAGGCAGCAACCGCCGACGTGGTGCTCGTAATCTCGTAGCGAACCGGCAGGATTGCCGTGGTCATGTAGACGTTGGCAATGTCGTTAGCGTTGTTGAAGGTGTGGCAGACAATGTACTCACCATTAATGATGAACCCACACCGTACCGACCCAACCCCAAGCCACTCAAAATCCATCCAAAGGATCTGAGCCTTAGACGGGTCCAGCACCAGCCCTGAAGGGCCAGTGCCGTCGAGCTTGTCGCCGTTCCAAGAAGACTGGCTAACGGCCCGGGAGTCGCTGACGCTGCCCGTCACGTAGCTCCGCAGGACAAAGGAGTTCGTTGACCCCGTCCTCTTAAAGAACACCCCGTTCTGCGCGTTGTAATAGCCCACCTGCTGCGTCAAGTTTGCGCTGGTACTGCTGTCCATCACAAAGGTGGCAAGTACAAGCAGCCCTTTACCCGGCTGGTACGGGAAAGAACGGTACGACTGGCGAATTACGGAGCCCACCCCGCCAGAGGTGACCTCCATCTTGACCGCCGCTTCGTTGGACAAGAACGTCGTCGTCCCCGTGCCGGTGGTGGATACGTCGAACTGATTGTCCGCGGCGTATCTGTTCTGACTGTCGAACAACGTGTAAGGCTCACTTACACGCTGCCGGCCAAACGCGTCAAGCGACGTCGGCGGAAATGAAATTGGATTCGGAAGACCGTTTGTGTCCATGCCGCCCCCGCCGTCCCCGTACCAAGCATATGCCGAGTCTTTGTTCTCGGTAACCACAGGGGAATACGTGCTGTTAAGCTGAAAAATGACCTGTTCAAGCGAACGTACAAGCTGGTCGAACTGCTCCGGGCTGTACATCGTCGCCGCAGCGTTCGGCAGACGGACGTTGAGTATCTTACTCATCTTAGGCCGTCAGGCTGGATGTCGACCCGCATGGTGCCGAAGCGCCAGTTGGACCCAACCCCGTCGCTCGCAACACGAAGACTGATCTGCCTCCCGCGCGCCCGAGTGTCCACTTTCTCCGTGTTCGGAGAAATCACATACGGGTCAAGAGAACTCGGCACCGCAGATCCCTGCGGATACGGACGAAGCAGCAGGTGCACCGTCAGGTTCTCGCTCTGATCCTTGAAGTCAGGGATAAACCGACGCATGTACATCATCTCGTCGCCGTCCCCAATGTCAAAGTAGCCAGATGTGATGTACGAGGGGATTGGATCGGTTACGGCGTTCACGCCGTCTTCGTGGTTGTACAAGCGTGATCGACCTGCCGTTACCCCGTAAATGGTCGAGATCGTCGCCTCAGTTGAAGTCGGATCATAGTCCATAGCCACGGGCTTATCGTAAGTGCCAAGATCCTGCCACGTAGTTCTCGATAACGTGCCGACCGACCAGACGCCTTCAAGGTAGTTGTAGGTGACGAAGCGATTGATGTAGTTTTGCCCGAGAGAGCAGTACCACCACGTTACCTCATTAAACTGTGTGTTGATGCCGACGTGCGTCTTAGCGGACTCTACGATGTTCATGTCCTTAAACACGTAGTCCTGCACCGTGCACGGCATCTTCTTCACCGTACCGTCAAACACGTAGAACGCGTCCTTACTCATCCAATAGGACACGCCATTCACATCCGCCGAAGCGTGCGGGCCAATGCACCCGCAGTTGGCGCCCAACTGCTGGAAGCCAAAGGTGTACGGCGGCCCGACATACTGCATGCCATGCAAGGACGTGTCCGTCCAGATCAAAATCTGACCACGAGAACGAAGCGCCGTTATGACCTCGTTGCCATCCGTGAGCCGTTGTCCACCCGCCGTGTTTGTAGCCGTTGCGGCGAACTCCTGCAGGTTCTCTTGACTGGAGAACCGCACATACATCGGATCCTGAGTGCTCGGCGTGCCAATCGTAGACTCCGTGCCAAAGCAAACCAAGTGCCGGTCAGGCGTTGAGACCAGCGCATAACGGCTCTTTGTGGGGGCGTTAGGGATTACCGCAGCACGCGTGTTGATGCCCGCAGACAAATCCCAGCGGTAAATTCCGCCGTTAACGAGCTGGAGAATCAGGTCTTCGCCGAAGTTGTCAAACTGCCATACACGAGAACTTAACGACAATGCGGAAGACTGTGGGCGTGCCGTGCCCCACGTAGACGCACTCCAAGTTCCAGTGCCCCATCCAAAGTCAAAATAACTAACATCCGTTCCAGTGTTGATCTGGTACGCCGCAGTTGCACTGCCAGCAGTGGAAACAGTGCTTGAGGCTTGCGTAGGGGACTGAATGCGGTAAGAACTTCCAGAAATAACCTCTAGGATCTCAAACTCGTTTTGTAAGCTGGCGTTGGTAATGCCCCCGGGGTTCCCTGTGACGCTGGAGAACGTAACGAAGTCCCCGACAATGGCCCCGTGATTAAAGTCATTCACCACGACATTCGTAGAGCCGGAAGTGGTGTTAAACGTGACTCCGGTTTCGGTGGCGCGAATCGGCGTGATGTCCGCCCAAATTCCACCGTAGAAAACATAGACCTTTCGTGTGGTGCCAATAGCAAGAGCGGGTGAGCCCGCTAGATCGTTCCACGTGAACACCTCACTGGCCATACCAAGAAAATACTCGGCAGACTCATTGAAGTTCGTCCATCCGCCCAGCTTCTCAGGAAGCCCGTACCGAAAGCGGATGTAATCGCCGTCGATCCAGCCGCCTTCCGCACCGTACTCGGTGTTCTGTTTGTCGATGCCCGGCTTCAGAAATAACCGCAAGAGAGGCATTGCCGTGCCGCCGCGTCAGGTCTTCTTGCTGCGCGAGCCGCGGGCCGCGCGCATGTTGTCGACAAGATTGGGGTACGGACGACCCGCCTTCTTTGCCATCTTCTTGGCAGAAGCCTTCTTGGCCGCCGTAAGTGCTTCCGGCTTACCGAGTTTAGCAGGGCGCTTTTTATCCCAGACAGGTTCTTTCATACGCCACCTCTACTTAGTAATCCTTGACGAGCACGTTCGGCGTGCACCTATTGTAGGAAGATCAGAAAGTTTCCACCAGAACCGAATTGCCAGCCCGTATTCCCCCCAAGGTTTACACTGTTTAGACCCGCGCGCCAAGACGCCCCGCCTGTCGCGGTGCTGTTTTGAATCTGCACGTAATCCACGCTAACCGACCCGCTAGACTTAGACAGCGTTGCGGGGGAGGTAGACGAGGAGTTTATTGTTACAGGGTTGCCCAACGTACCGTTTACGTTGAAATCAGTGACTGTTTGCGTTGTGCCTGCTGTGAACGTAAAGGTTGTGGGCTGTACGCCGTTAGCAATAGTCGTAAATGTGTTACTTCCAGTGACGATGAGTGCCCCTGCACCGTCGTTAGATAGCGTGCAGTTATATGTCGCCCCGCCTCCCGCAAAAATCTTTGCGGCAACCCCTGTCATGCTTATCTTTCCCGTTCCGGTTCCCGCTGTTGTTGTAAAGTTTGGCGCAACAAGAGCAGAGCATGTGAACACGGAAACTGTGGGGGACTCACCTGTAACAGTAAGTGTTCCCCCGTTAAACGTCAGGTTTTTATTTACAACACTTCCGACTGTGTTGCCCACAAAAAACTGAAGGCAGCTCAGTGTTTTTCCGTTAAGGTCCGCTGTCCCCTCAAGTAGATATGCCTGCCTCGTCGTAGATAAAGCGTCTAGAGGCTTGAACGTGTTAGATAAGAAGTATAAGATGGTCCCAAAAGAAACCCCGTTAGATGTTACGTTCTGGGTCTTTCTTCCAGAAAACCCAATACTGCCTCCAGCTTGAGACAACACCACGCCGGTACCGGTCTTCCAGTCTCCGTGAACGGAAAAAGCAGAGTTAACCGCAAACGTCATGGCGGTTGTTCGGCCAGACAGGTCTATGCTTCCAAAATTAAAAGTAGCACTGGTGGATACCGTGCCCGCCGCTCCCGTGTTATCAAAAACAGCAGTGTCTTGCGCAAGGGGGAAATTATCCACGGCAGGCGTTCCTCCAGAGGACAGCGCCCAGCCTGTGTTTTGGATGTTTCTTACACCACTTAAGTTCCAATAGACAGTTTTTGCCGCAGGGAACGTTATGCCAGAATTTCCACCGCAATCTCCTGCGCGTAGGGGAGAGGCAGGAGAGGCCGCGCCAGAAAGCGTAATGTCTCTAAAGTCACAGTTATTAGCAGCAATTGCAGCGGCTGTTATTGTCCTAGAAGTCCTGCGAGCGCTTGAATAAACAGCGTTTCTGGATATGGCCGAGGCCCCGCTTATGGATAAAGTGCCGTTTACTGTCTGGTTATCGTAAAGGACTATTGATTTTACGCTAACGCTGGTAGCCGACACGGTTAGATTATTGAAGGTGTTTTGTCCGCTTATGCGGATGTCACCTGTTTCGGTGCCCGAGCCCGCGTTAGATGTATTAGAAAGGTTATAAAAAGTAACCCCTGACCCCCCGTGTATGGCCAGATACAAGCCAGACGACAAGTTTCCTGATGCTGAGACAGAGGACGTCCCCGCAAGAAACGTCAGGTTCGTTGATGTGGAAAAATCAATAGGCCTAGTCGGCGCTCCAGTAAATGAAGTGCTTGAAAGTGAAACCGTAGAACTTCCTAACGATATGGTCCTAGCATTGGAGTTGCTTGACGATATGGCTCCTTGCGACAGGCTATAGTTATTAGTTGTAAAAGTCCCACGTGTGACGGTCAGCAGCCCTCCGCTGCCCAACATCGCATCGCCAAGGGAAACTGTTATCCCAATTCCGTCTATCGTTACATATGGTAGTGATTTTCCAGCGGAGATCAGTGTTGAGTCGGCTGTTATGGTGACTGTTCCGAAGTAGTTCATCACCATAGTAGAAGCTAGGGTGATGTTCCCCGCGACGGTGATCGCGCCTGTTGACGATGTAGCCAGAGTCCCTGTGAACCCCGTAAAAGTTATGCTTTTTGCACCCGTATTTGAGGGATCAATAGAAACGGTAACTGCACCGCTGTTTGCGTCTATGAAAACGTCATCGGCAGTCGTTGGAACAGAAGCGCCTCCCGCTCCACCGGAAGTAGTCGACCACTTGGTCCCCGCCGTTCCGTCCCAATTAGCGGTGCCGCCAACCCAATAACGGTTAGCCATCTATGATCCCCGGCTCTGGATTCGGCTCGGGCAATGGCTCGGGCAATGGCTCGGGCAATGGCTCGGGCAATGGCTCGGGCTCTGGAAGGATTATTGGATTCTCAATGTTGTAAACCCAACTTGTGACCCGTTCTAGTTTCATCTCTTCAATGACCTCCTGCGGAGGCAAAGGCTGATCCTCTGGGAAGTACAGCGCGTCACGGTATGTCCCGTACTGGGTTTCAGCTTCAAAGGTTATCTTTATCATTGTTATGCCTGTGTAGAAACAGCCAGAACGTCCCACCGCGCGTTGTAGGCGTTGTATATGCATCCTACATACGTGGTCTTGTTTGCAGTGGTAGCCGTTGGAAGTGTCACGCCGATCTGCACATACGTTCCATTCCAAGTCAAAGCACGGCTTGTTCCGTTGTCTAGTATACGAAAAACCAGTTTACTCCCGTCAACAGGGGTTCCTGTTGGGGCGTTGATGGTAAGTCCTTCCGCAAGCGCCGTATAGGCATAGATGTCCGCAGCACTTACATCTGGGGTCAGGCTTGCTGCCGACGACGCAGAAACCACTCTCGGATCAATGCGCTTGTTCGTCAGCGTTGCCGTGCCGTTTGTTGTTGCGACACCATTCGCTGCGTTAACAGAATTTCCTAGCGCCGTGACAACCCCTGTACCGGTAGTGGCGGAGGAAATCGCGGTGCCCGAGCCGCCCCCTAGTAACAAGGCGTTAGAAGCTAACGCGCCTGATTGGGTGACAACACCCCCGGTTGTATTGACCGAATTTCCTAGCGCAGTAAGAACGCCTGATCCGGTTGTGGTCGTTGCCGGTGCAGCCCCAGCGCCTCCGCCTATTACGAGGGAGTTTGCCGCTAGAGCAGCAGAAGATGCCCAAGAACTTGCACTGCTAAAGTATGGGATGCCCCCCGATGTACCCGCTACCGTTAATGCAAGCGTCCCAGTGGACGTGACCGGAGATCCACTTACAGAAATCAATCCGCCGGTAAACGTTTGTCCAACAGAGGTAACTGTTCCGTTGCCCCCGGTGGTAGCAATCGTGATAGCGCCGTTCCCGTTTGTGATAGAAATTCCACTCCCAGCGGTCAGGGTGGACTTTGTGAGCGTATTACCGGTCGTGTTGCCAATTAAAAGTTGGCCATCCGTATACGAATCTTGACCCGTTCCGCCTCGGCTCACCGACAACGTGCCCGTGGTGCCGCCGACAATAGGAAGCCCTGTGGCGTTGGTAAGCGTCAGTGCGCTTGGCGTTCCCAAGTTCGGCGTGGTCAAAACAGGAGACGTGGCTAGTACGTTATTTCCAGACCCCGTGTTCGTCACGCTGACGACGTTCTTGCTAGCGTCTAACGCCAATGCCGTGCTGGCGGTCAGGCCTGAAAGCGTCGTTGTGCCGCTCGCGGACAGGCTGGTAAATGCGCCTGAATTTGCCGTTGTCGCTCCAACCGTGCCGTTGATGTTGATGCTAGCGGTGCCCGTCAGGTTCGTTACCGTACCTGATGAAGGAGTTCCCAACGCCCCGCCGTTAACAACAAACGATCCCGAACTGCCTGTGTTAACACCCAGAGCCGTGGCAACGCCCGTCCCAAATGACGTAATCCCAGTGCCGCCATTGGCTACGGCAAGCGTGCCCCCAAGAGTAATTGCACCGGTGGTTGCGCTCGAAGGCGTAAGTCCCGTAAGACCGCCGCTGAAAGAACTTACCGATCCGGAGGACGACACAATAATGTTTGCCGTGGAGTACCACTGCGTCGTACTCGACGCATTGAACTCCATATAACCGCCGACCACGACTGAAATGGGGATGTTGGCGCCAAGGGCATCAATGGCACCGCCAGTGGCCGGAAAGACGTTGATCGGGTTTGCGCCTTTGTTGACGATGATGATTCGGCGACCGGTAGTAGCCGTGGGCAGCGTCACCCCGCTGGGGTTGCTTGCCGCTGTCGTAATGACGTTGTAGTCACTCGTCAACGCCCCTTGACCCTGTGCGTTGGTTCCTGCCGTTACGGCAGCGTTGGTGCTAAATGTCTCCCCAGACAACGCAGGGGTAGTTAGGCTGGGGCTCGTTCCGAATACCAGCGCCCCGGATCCCGTTTCGTCGGTGACGGCCGCTGCAAGGTTTGAACTAGAGGGCGTCCCAAGGAACGTCAGAATCCCCGTACCAGTCGTGGTGGTAGAAGGCGCCGCGCCCGCACCGCCGCCAATTACCAGCGCGTTCGCAGCAAGAACGCCAGAACTGGCCATTGTGTTAGCGGCGTTAAAGTACGGCAGGCCGCCTGACGTGCCCCCCGTAAGCCCAGTGCCGCCCTGTGGAACAGTTACCGCAGCATTTGTGGACAACAGCGTCGTGCTTGCATCCGGTAAGGTATACGTGCGGGAAGCAGTCGGGCCAGAAAAAGTAAGTTGCTGCGTTGCAATCGGCAACGTGGTGTTTGAATCAGGCAACGTTACCGTGCGGCTCGCGCTCAACGTTGCAGGCGTAAGAGATACCGTGTGCGACGATGTGCCGCCAGCACGGCCAACAAGAGCCACTCCGTCCTGCGTAGCAGCCGCACGACTCAAGACCCCAGACGCGCTGGTAGAGACTACAGAAGTAAAAGCACCCGTGTTCGGGGTGGTCGCCCCCACCGTGCCGTTGATGTTGATGCTGGCTGTGCCCGTCAGGTTCGTTACCGTACCGGAGGAAGGAGTTCCCAACGCCCCACCGTTAACAACAAACGATCCCGAACTGTCCGTATTAACCCCCAGAGCCGTGGCAACGCCCGTCCCGAAGGAGGTGATACCCGTTCCGCCGTTTGCTACCGAAAGCGTACCTCCAAGGGTAATTGCTCCCGCCGTCGCACTTGAAGGCGTCAAGCCTGTAGCTCCGGCACTGAACGAAGTTACCGCACCTGTAGACGACACAATGATGTTCGCTGTGGAATACCATTGAGTCGTGCTCGACGCGTTTAACTCCATGTACCCGCCGACGACGATTGAAATCGGCGTGTTGGCGCCAAGCGCGTCAATGGCCCCGCCAGTGGCCGGAAAGACGTTGATCGGGTTTGCGCCCTTATTAACGATAATGATCCGGCGACCAGTGGTCGCCGTGGGCAGCGTCACCCCACTCGGGTTATTTGCCGCTGTCGTAACGATATTGTAGTCACTGGTCAGCGCACCCTGCCCTTGCACATTGGTGCCCGCTGTTACCGCGGCGTTGGTGCTGAACGTTTCGCCCGACAAAGCAGGCGTAGTCAGGCTAGGACTCGTGCCAAACACCAGCGCCCCGGATCCCGTCTCGCCGGTGACTGCCGCTGCAAGGTTCGCACTAGAAGGCGTACCAAGGAACGTCAAGATTCCCGTGCCCGTCGTGGTGGTAGAAGGCGCTGCGCCCGCACCGCCCCCGATCACCAGCGCATTCGCAGTAAGAACGCCCGAACTGGCTAGCGTGCTGGCGGCATTAAAGTACGGAAGTCCGCCAGAGGTGCCACCGGTCAGCCCCGTGCCGCCACTAGTGACGGGCAACGTTCCGGTCACCTCACTAGCAAGGTTCACGTTACCGGCAGTAAAAGCAGAAGTACCGTTCCCTTTCAAAACCCCCGTCAGGGTTGTCGCGCCACTACCGCCTCGAGTTACAGGCAGCGTGTTAATAGTCCCACCGTCTATAGGAAGGCCGGTAGCGTTGGTTAGAGTCAGCGAACTTGGCGTGCCCAAGTTCGGAGTTGTCAGGGTAGGAGATGTTGCTAGAACGTTATTGCCCGTACCCGTGTTTGTCACGCTAGCGATGTTCTTGCTTGCGTCCAAAGCCAATGCAGTGCTGGCGGTCAACCCCGAAAGGGTTGCCGTGCCACTAGCCGACAGTGTAGTGAATGCGCCTGTGGTGGGCGTTGTCGCTCCAACCGTGCCGTTAATATTGATGCTGGCTGTGCCGCTGGCGTTTGTTAGTACGATTGCACTTGGCGTGCCCAAATTAGGCGTGGTCAGGGTGGGCGAGGTTGCTAGTACGTTACTACCCGAACCCGTATTCGCCACGCTAACGACGTTCTTGCTAGCGTCTAACGCCAATGCCGTGCTGGCGGTCAAGCCAGAAAGTGTCGCCGTGCTACTAGCCGTCAACGTCGTGAAAGCCCCCGTAGACGCACTGCTCGCGCCAATGGGCGTGCCGTCAATCGTCCCGCCATTGATGTCCACAAAGTCGGACATCTGAATGACGTTCGTGCCGTCAACGTACAAGTGCGCCTTACGACCGTTCGGAACCGTGATCCCCGTTCCAGCCGACGTCTTGACCGTAATACTCTGCGCGCCCGTGGTGTTGTTCTGGACGATGTACTGCTTCTGAATCGTCGGAACCACAAGCTCACGCGTCGCCGTCAAACTCACCGCAGACGTTACGTTCAGCACTAACGCCCGTGCTGTCTGCGCCGCGTTCGTGTCTGTATACGTCAGAGTCAGGTTGGCGTCCGAGGCATAGCTCGGGTTTCCATAGCCAACAATCGCCTGCTCAAGCGTCGTGCCGAGGTTCGTATTAGTGATCGTGCCCCACGTACCGGGGTTCTCGCCGGTCCCCTGAAGCTCTATTTTCAGGTTGGTCGAATACGTCGTGCTAGCCATCTCTAGTTCCTTTTAAGTAAGCACCTGCGTCCAAGATGCCGAGTGACTATCGTCAACTATAACCCAATTAGGCGTCTGGCCGTCATCTACCGGTCCCCAGACAAGCGGGGAGCCCACGTAGCCCGTCGCAACTACGCCTGTGACATTGACATCAGGATTGCTCGTGACGGAAACCGTGACCGCGCCAATCGAAGAGATACCCGCTATGCCGGTAACAAGCGCGTTTATTGAAATCGCGACCGAAACCGTTCCAACGTTCCCGGTTCCAGATACGCCTGTGACGTTGACGCTAACGCCTGCAGATGCAATAAGTTCTGCAGGGGAACCGGTCAGCGAATAAATGCCCGGAGTCGTGTCAACTAGACGGTTGTATAGCGTCGTCGCGGAGGATCCGGTCAGCGTGTAGCTGCCGGCGGTCGTGTCAATCAGTCGGCCATAAAGGGCGGTCGCGGACGATCCGGTTAAGCTGTAGCTGCCGGCCGTCGTATCAACTAGACGGTTGTAAAGTGTCGTCGCGGACGAGCCCGTCAGCGTGTAACTGCCCGGGGTCGTATCCAGTTCAAGAGCCGCGACGTACTCAAGAGTCGCGGACGAGCCGGTTAACGTGTAGCTGCCCGGAGTCGTGTCCAGCGTAAGCGCTGCAACCACATCAAGGGTCGCGGATACCCCAGTGAGCGTGTAACTACCGGCCGTCGTATCAACTAGACGGTCGTACAACGTCGTCGCAGACGAGCCGGTTAAGCTGTAACTGCCGGCAGTCGTATCAACTAGACGGTCGTACAACGTCGTCGCGGACGAACCGGTTAAGCTGTAACTGCCGGCAGTCGTATCAACTAGACGGTCGTACAACGTCGTCGCGGACGAACCGGTTAAGCTGTAACTGCCGGCGGTCGTATCAACTAAACGGTCGTACAACGTCGTCGCGGACGAGCCCGTCAGCGCATAAGAACCGGGCGTGGTGTCGAGGGAGTAGGCGTTAGCTGCGGCGGATTGAAGCGGGAAAATGAACCGCTGCGGCTGATAGAGTTGCCACGGGTTTTGAGTGAGCGCGACAAGTTCTGAGTCGCTTAAACGCCTGTTCCAGACCCAGTAAGCGGCAAGATCGCCAAGACCGTCAGTCAGCGCGAACTGACCGCCGACATTGTTGATGGTAACGCCGCTCAGCGTTCTTGCATGGGCTGCTGTGCGCTTTTGCTCGCCATTCCAAAAAACGGCGGCTTCTGCGCCAGTTCCTGATGACGAGCGGAAAGCAATGTAAACCTGCTCTCCTTGCGGCACCTGCGGACCAACCGTTGCAGGAATAACGTCAGTTCCGCCAATTCGGATCTGAGCAAACCCGTTCGAGGTGGCTACGTTGAACAGCGTGCCGCCGTTCGATAAAGGACCTGTTCTCCAGATCCCTCCCCATGTCGTCGTGCGTGTTTTCGGAACGGCCGCCAGAATGGTCAGGCTCCCGTTCGTCGGAACCGTCCACTCATCACCGGTAGCGTAAGAGAATGCCCAAGTAGTCCCGACGCGGGAGATCAGATTCCCGCCAGTCCCCGGCTCGATAAGCGCCGTGGTGAGCGGCGCATTAGTGACGAGATCGCGCTTAGAAGTAGCAGCGCCAGCCCTGACGAGCTGGGCCGTCGCGGGGTGAGCCCAGTTGATCCTCGGTGGATACTTCGGCTGCGAAGTCCACTGGGCTTTAGGGAGAATGATCATGCGATGTCGTACTTGATACCAACGTACTCAAATGAGTCATCATTGACAGCGTTGTTGTAGAGAGCGGCTCCCGTATTCTGAGTGACGTATAGCCCCCAAAACTTCGGAAGAACTCCCCCAAACAAAGATGCTACCGAGAACGGGAGCACGATATAGGCTTGGTTGTTTGTCGTCGCAGGGACAGCAACCGTAGCGCCCAGTCTGAGCCCATTCAAAATGCCTGTGTTGGTTAGGTTTGCCACGCTATCAACGCCATCTAGATCGTCAAGATTGGTTGTCGCCAGCGATGTATCTGCGCCGTAGACGTAGATGGCAATGGTCGTATTTGCAGTCATGCCCGTAGAGCCGACCGAGACCTTCCCGGACACCAGCGCATCAATGTATTTGTTGGTCGTGTTATCCACCTGATTAGATTGCCGACCAGCAATGAATGTGGACGACGACGCAAGGTTTTGCAGATCCATCGTGATGGCGGTATTCGCGCTATAATTGATTGTGCTGGTCGCCATTTACGGGTTCCTCGACTGATAGACGTCTTGCCAAACGACAGTTTGACCAACCAGCTCGACGCTTTGAGGGATCAGCGCACAGGCAATGCCATTCGGCTGCTGGTATACCCGGTCGTACTCAGCCTGAGTAATGACGCTAGCAGCAAGCCAGCCGTCGAACAGCCCTTTGATCTCGGCTTCTTCAGTGTGCAGCAGCGAGCTGGTTCCGCCCATGATCAGATCAAGAAAGACCTGACACGAAGCGCGGATGGCTTCCGGCTGCTGCTGATCGACGCTCGCATTCCCGATACGAACACGCGGACCTTCTGCTGCCCAAAGCATAGCCGAGCCGGTCGTGATCGCCTGATATCCGGGGTTGCTCGGAGTATTCAGGATATCGGCAATCTCATACGCGCCGTCCGGCGTATTCGGAATGCTATTGAGCGCAGGCGTCGCGGCGATGTATGCGCCGAGGGTTGCGTACTGCTGTGGTGTTAATGACATGGTTTACGCCAGTGTGAAGATAGTGCCGGGGCTGGTGTTATTAAACTTCAACGTGAACGTTTCCCCGGCGGCCAGCGTAACGCCACTACCCCCGTAATCAAACCACGCGATCAAGGCGTCCTCTGGGCTGGTAGAGCTGTCGTTGTACAGGACGGCATACCTAAACGTGGCCATGCCCCCGCCAGAACCGGTCCACTGCACCTCCGTGCCAGAAACGGTCGTAGTACCCGAGGTTTCACTTACCGTAATAGTGGTTGTCACGCCCCCGGTGGTATACCCGCCGCCAGAGGCGATCTGAGTAATGTCGGCCAGAACGGTATCCGTCGCAACTGGAGCGTCGGTATCTGGCACGAGCACGACCTTGAACGTGTTAGCGTCAAAGTCATGCACGCCACGAATAAGCTGGTCACTGAAATCCTGAAACTTGTTATAGGCTGAAGTCGGCATTTAAGAGTCTCCTAACTATGCGATACGGATGATGGCGTTACTGGCATCTGCGGTCGGAAAAATGACGGTAAAAGTGCCGTTGTTAGAGGTCTTTGCGCCTCCAAAATCAAGCACGCACACCGTCGGATCGCCCGCAGCACTGTCGTTGTAAATCAACGCACCGTAAGCGGTGATCGTTGAGCTAGTGAACGAAATATCCGCAAAATCGGTCAAGGCGGTCGTTCCGCTAGTCGTCGGAGTGACGTTGGTCAACGCTCCACCGCCCGCAACGTAGCTGCCCGACGCAGAAACCTCTCCAGAACTGGTGTACGCCGTCGTCGCCGCCGTAAAGGACGGGGTGTTGTCGTACAACGCCAGTTTGAACGTGTTTCCGGTGCTCAAGGTAAAATTGTGCACCGCCTGCAACAGCTCCCTTTTGAAACTGGTGCACATGAAATTACCAGAAAACGCCATCTTTATTTCCCCAACAAAGGTACGAGTTCAGGATGCCCCGCTTCTGAAAGACGAAGCGCAGTGGTCTGGCGGTCCTGATCTACCGCCTCCCTGAGATAGTGCTCTACAACCTGACGGATTTGGTCTTTAAATGCCCTAGCTTGCGCCTGAACTACAGGATCTGACCGATCACCCACGTAAACGATCTTATCTGCAGCACGCTGCGCCAACTCGCCTACCGTCCAACCGCGGTTGACAGTAGTGGCAACGACAACGCCGTTAGTTACAGCAGGCATCTCTATGGTAATCATGGCGACTCCGATTTGAGCGGAAGTCTAAGCATACCATCACGATACTCATCCCGACGACGCCGGCCCTGCTGCTCAACCGTCAGACCCTGCAACGCTTCCTTGTATGCATTGCGGAAGTAGCCCAACATGTTCTCCGGGCCTTTCATGTAGCTGTATGCCTGCACCAGACAGGCATACAGCAACGCTTCTGGAGCGTTGTTGCTGATCCAAGTCGTCGGCGTGGTGGAGGATAACTGGGTGGGCCGGTAGATGTAGCCCAGCTCCACTACAAAGTTCGCGTTAGGCGTGGGCGCTATGTAAAACGTGTTCTGGTCCCAAACCGAGTAATACTTCGGAACCCCTGTCGTGGCGCCGTTCGGCCAGTATTCCTTCATGAAGGACGTGTCCCTGAAGTCAAGGAATACTTGATCACTGCCCGACGTGACCATCATGTATCGGTGCGTCAAGATGTCGGTCGGGGCCGTCAGGAACTTGTTCCCGTTGGTCATGTTCCCCGTCACTTCCAGCTTGAACACGTCCAGATCAATCTCTCGGAGAATCTGATTCTCCGCCATCGTGATGAACGTGTTGATCACCGCGTTGGTGAACACGTTGCTGTTCACCTCGGTGTAGTTCCGGATATTCGTAACCAGTTCGTCGTAGGTCATGATATGTCCACTGTCACTGAGCCAACGACGCCACTAGCTATTAAAGGCTGGCCGACAATGTAGGGGCGCATGTCGTTCGTGCCCCTCGCTGTGCCGTAACTTTGAAAGGCAGTAAAGCCCGGCGCTCCAACAAAGACAGAGACGGGCTCAATTCGATCGGGTCGTGGATCTCGGAGGGCTATCGCATCGCCGCGATAACGTAAAGGCTCCAACTGCGGCTCTTTGGGCTCGTAGTCCTCCGGGCAGACCATGAATCCCTTCCAGTTCTTGCGAAGAACGTTGTACGAATACCGTTGTCCGCAGTAATCGCACAGACCAAGCGCATATTTGCCCGATGCAAAGGCCATCTCAGCCCCCTAAGTCTGGCACGAACTGGACACTTGCAGTATCCCGGTCCTCCAATGCTGCCCTGTTGAAGTCTTCTTCGTAGATGGCTTTAAGCGCCGTAAGCCGATCAGGCGCAAACTTGAGCGCAAGCTGATAGGCAAGCCCGGACGCTATGCAAGGCAAAAACCGGAAGTTGATGTCCGTCGTGTTCGTGTACCCGCCCGCATCTTGGATCCGTCGTATCCTGTAGTAAACAAACGTATACGTTTGATCTGCCGCAGGATAGAAGAAAACTTTCGGCGTGTTCGCGCGCTGGACGTAAAACTGCGCTGGGCGAGATTGCGTGGACTTATCCGGGACGTTCAGCCAGTCCTCTCTACTGATTCTCTCAATGTAGATGTCGCTGTTCGTTCCCTGAACATTCTGGCGAATGACCGCTTCAAGGACGTTGACCGTGTCGCTCGGCAGCGTGATCTCGTTCGTCCCCTGCGTCAGGGTGTACGTACCCTGCTCAATCGTCCACAGATTGAGTCCACGGTTGGCCCAGTCCAGAAAAAGCAGGTTGAGCGAGCGGCGTGCCGAGTTGAGCTGATACCCACTCGTGTTGCGCATGCCGCAACGCTCAAACGCTTCTTCAACCAAGTCATCAATCGACAGGTTGAAGTCTGTTGTGCCCGAAGTGGCCATTTAGTCGCAAGACCCGCCCATACGCATCTTGCGTACCTTGCCGCCCTTCTTGTAACCACGCACCATGCCGCCGCCCATCATGCCCATGGCCATGCGCTTGTGCTGATTAACCGCGCCGCCCTTTTTCATCATGATCGGGCCAGTCGTCTTGCTGGTCTCGGAAACAGTCTTGTTCTTCGAGCCGCCGCCTACCGCACCGCCACCACGGGTGGCACACCCCATACCACGTCCCATAGCCATCTCCTATTTGCGAAGCTCGTCGAGCTTCTCTTCAAGTCTATTGAATCGCTGGTCTACGTGTGCGACAAACTTCTCAATCCTATCATCGACCTCTTTACGGGTAATGTGGTCTCGGGCAACCTCCTCACGTGTCTTATTGAGAAGAATGCCTAATCGAGAGAGTTCCTCGAACCGAGCTTTAAGCATGAAACCCATCCCCGCAACCACTGCAGTGAGGAGGATGTTCCAGACCGTCATCTCCATCTAGCACTTCCATCTTCGTCGCGCCTGACGAAGACGGCTATCCGGGTCTTTCGCAGCCTCCGGATGCATCTTCATCTGCCCTGCAGAGCGTGCGCAAAATGACTTGCGACGCTTTGCACGGCCCGGGCTTGGGTTATCTTCAGTAACTGCCGTCTGGAGCTTGCTCCCGGGATTGGCACGACGATAAGCGGCAACGCCCTTTTTCGTCATGCCGGCTCCCGCCTTGGTGGGCCTAAAGTTCCCACTTTTGACGGAAGTCCTAATCCCCATGCCCTTTTTAGTGGCCATTATGCTAGTGCACCGCCTTGGAACAGCAGGGTTACACTGGCCACGTCTACTGCACTGACATCAATGAACACGCCTGAATCAAACAGGATGCCCATGTCCGGAAGAATCAAGTCATACGCCCCTGCAGCGGCAGGGGTGTTGACTGTGATAAGTGCAGTAGCGCCTACCGTGGAACCATTCCGCAGCGAAAACGATGCCGCCGTGCTCGAACAAGTGTAGTAGATTCCCACTACCCGAGTTCGCCCGGCAATCGCATGAGCATCGGCAGTCTTAGTGACTGCCTGAATGTTGCTGACGCTCATGAGAGCCTCCGATTAAGCGGTTCGAGTAAAGGCGTAGGCAGTTGCACTTGAAAACATCAGGGTGAATCGGGCAAGGCCCGTCGCACCCGAAGCGACGGTCAGGTCGCCAAAGGACCCTGCCGTATCTGCGCCTGCGGTAGAAATAACGCCGTTAGTCGCAACAGCAATCGTGACGGTGTTCGCGCCGCCGGTGTTGTCGATGTACAGGTCAAACACGGTGCCTTTTACCGCACCAAGTGCTGCGCCAAGGAGCGTGCCGGTAGGCAGGGTGATGGTGGTGGCGGCGGCAGAAGTCGAGGTAATCCAGCCAGTGGCCACTTCCGCTGCGGTCGCGGTTGCCGTAGCGTTAATCGCTGCCGTGGTGGCGTGCGTGATACTTCCAGAGCCCGCGATATTGCCAATAAACCCATTGGTAGAAGCAACCGGGCCGCTAAATGTCGTACGAGCCATCTAAAATCCCTCACATGCGAGTTCGTGTACGCCTGTCTGCATGTCGTCAGCCGGGGCTGTCAGACGTACGATGTTTCCCGGAATTTCAACTATACAACAGCACTTCAGATACAGAAAGGGGGCCAAGAGGCCCCCTTCTGCATTCCGGGTTATGCGCCCGGCGAACCGAAGATCCCGCGAGGATCGCTAAAGCCGAAGCTATAGCGCTCACGAGCCTTGTACCGCACGTTACCGGTGTCGAAGTCGCCCTCGAAACCAGTCTTGATGGCCACGCGCTGGAACATCTTCATGCCGTTCGGAGCGTCGGTCTTGATAAACCATGCGTCCGGGTCGGTCAGGAAGTGGTTCACGGTGTAGCCTTGCGGCACCATGCCCATGTTGCGAACGGCGTTCAGATCGTTGTCTGCCGTGCCAACCCGCAGGGTGGACTTCAGAATGCGATCCGCCGTGAACATGAGTTCCTTCGGGATAAGCAGCTTCAGACCCTGAACCGCGATCTTTAGACCACGCTCGTCCGTGAACGCAGCGATGTCGATGAGCGCCTGTTCCAGCGAGGTTTCGCTGAGGTCCGCCGAGGTTGCCAACTCGTTCGACAGGTCCGGACCCGACAGGGTCGGGTGGTCCGTCGCGCACAGTGCCTTCCCGTCACCGCCCAGCGACGTGGTGAACGCGCCGTTCAGAATGGAAGCAGCTTTGATCTGCTTGGTCTGTGCCATCGAGCGCGCCAGTGCCTTGGTGTACCGAGCGGCAAGACGGTCATAGAGGTTGTCCTCAATGGCCTCTTCCGTCAGCGAGAAGGCAAGTGCAATCGTCTCGTGGGTATAGCGCGCAGTGAAGGTTTCTTGTGCTTGGTCGTATGCGACGCCTGCACCTTCCGTCTTCACCGGAGCTTCGCCAAAGCCCGATTCCATTACCTCTTCCTCGAACGCACGATCAGAGGTCTCTACCGCGTAAATCTCGGCATGCTCGTTCTCGTAGTTCTTGTACTCAAGGCCGAACAGGGCGTTAAGGCCCGGTTCCAGCTCTTTTACCAGTTGTGCACGTGAAATTGCCATGGTTATTTACCCCTTACTGGCCAGCTACACCGGCACTGCCGTACAGGTGTTCGTTGATTTTAACAACTACGACAGTGTAGTTCGTAGCCAGTTCATTGCTAGGTACGTTCCACATGCCAACCAGCTTGAGGTTCAGCGCTGCAGTAGTAGCAATCGTTGAAGAATCAAGCGTCATGTTGGACAGGCCGGTATCCGTAGAGCCCGTGGTGCTAGCAGTAACATCGGCGTTTTTGCCGAAGTCCGACTGCACCGCATCTTCATCACACTGGATGATAAAGAGCTGGTTCGGATCATCAATTACGTCGGCAATAATTTTGCCTTCGGAAACGTTGATGCTGCCCGGGTAGTAGTTTTTCCACGTCGGCTTTTTGGTCGTAGGATCGACGTAAAAGCAGCCGTTGAACACGCCTACCGCAGCAGTGTGCGACGCCGGTGCGAACTTCAGGATGTAGCCATCCTTCAGCGTAACCAGATCGCCCTGAAAAATCGCCCCGGACTGGTTATCGGCAATTTCATACCCGTACTGCTTTTGACCACCAGTAGCAGACAGATTGCCGAGGGGACGCAGACCAAAGGGCTTATTTGCATTCGCCATTTGTTATACCCTCAAAAAGTTATTCACCGCTCCTTAGAGGAGCTGCCGAACGAAACACGGGACTTACGGTTCGGACGCTCGATTTGCATGCTCGAATGAGCGTTGCTCTTCATAAGCTCGTTATCCGCAGCCTGCATTTGGTCGTTCGCGCGTTGATTGTAATAGGCAGCACGCTCCTCTACGGTTTCTTGTGGGATACGAGCAAGAAGCAAGCCACCAACGCTGATCACGCCAGCATGGCGACCGTCATCCATCGTAGGTGCGGGAAAATCCGGGTGATCCTCAGACCGTACCAGCTCATATCCTTCACGAATACGGCCTGCAACATTTGTACGGTCTTCAACACCACCAGCAGATGCCCGAATCCAACGGTGCTTGTATCCCATCGGCGCAGGGGGCGCATCAAGTCGCGAAGGAGGTGCCCACGGACGACGTCGCGCGTTCTTGAGCCGGGTCTCCGACTCACGAGAATCGCGATTCATAGGTTTGAAGTCGCTCATGTCAGTTACTCCTTGACGTACTTGGCGTATTCCTCAAGCGGAACGCCCAGCTTTTTTGCAATAGCCACTTGACTTGGGGTCAATCGGACAGTGCGGCGCGCAGAAGAGTTGATCCCAGAGGATCGTGAGGCCGGGGCTACCGTCTGCACGACACGGTTAGTCCTGCCTTGCGTCCCGGATGCATCCTGAAATTTTTGAGGAAAAGCATCTCGGATACGTTTATCTATTTCATCATAGTATTCGTCACTGCTCGGGTCAATTCCTTCTATCTGAACAAGTTGACGATGAATTCCCCATGCAGCATGGGTCATTACAACATCCTGACCATACCACGGGTTCTTCTCTGCCCAATCCTCCACCCGCGGGTCAACCTGCTGCTGCGGCTGTTGGGCCGGCTGAGGCTGATACTGCTGCTGGGGCTGCGCCTGCTGTTGCTGCACGTACGCCTCATGCTGGGCGTTCGCAACCTGCAACTGAGAGTTTTCAAGCGTCAAAGCCGTAAGCCGCTGCTGGGCTTCCGTCTCCGTGTCAATATCGCCCTCTTCGCGCGCCTTGCGAATGATCTGCTTCAGCGCCACAACCTGTGTTTCAACACGATTGCGCGCCTCAACCAGACGTTCAGCGTCCGTGCGGACAAACTTCTGCTCAATCTGCTGCGCGTGCGCCTGTACCTGACGGGCGTAGTCGAGCGCCGCCTGCTCCCGACGCTCCGTCTCCCGAAGACGTGCCGTCAGCTTATGAATCCGCTTCTGAACACGGTCGTTGTACTCGTCAAGCTCCCGACCCTGCCCCTGCCCGCCTTCATCCGTAACAGTAGGGAGCGCCGGATCCTGTTCCACGACCGGCACCTGAACGGTGGCCGGCTCTTCGTTTTCACCAATGTTGAATTGTGCTTCTGACATGCCTAGCTCCTTACCACAAATGAAGAACGTCCTCAGGGTCAGCAACTACCCCCAAAACCTCGTCGTCGTTGATCAGCCGAATCTCCCCGCCGTCAATCGGGATGCGCGCGCCCGCGTAACGACCAAAGATGATCCAGTCCCCCTCCGCGCACCACGGGCCGGTGGAAAACTTGGATTCATCGGCATAGGCAAGAGAGCCCATCTTCAGCACGTAACCACAGACGGTGGTCAACTGCTGCTTACGCTGCGTCTCTTCCGAAAGCACAATGCCGCCTTTAGTCTTCTCGGCGCCGCGATACGGCAGGATGGCAATGCGCCATCCCGTAGGAGAAGGAATGCGATCAATGACCGCTTGTTCGAGTTTCTCCGGCTTGAACCCTTCTGACGTGTAAGCGTCGTCCAGTGTCGGTACCCGGTTTGCTTCCTCTTCCGCCCACTTACGTTCCAGTGGGGTAAGTTCCATGTGTGGTCCTGCCATTGGTTGCCCTCAGAGTAAAAAGCCGTCGTTGTCCGTTCTCGTTTCCAAAAGATCTTTCACGGACTGTTCTGCCAGCTTTAACCCCTCAAGACGACCCATCATGTAGCGATAACGCTCCATGTCAGAGATCGTGCCGTTCAGGATAATCTCCTCCGCCGCCGAGCGGAGCTTTCTGATTTCTTTCAGCACTGCGTCTGCAAATTCCAGCATGGTAGAGTTCCATGAAAGCAGGCGGTTTAACGCACCGCCTGAAGCGTAAAAGCAAGATCAGTAAATACTGACCTTGCGATTCCCGTCTTTCTTCTTAACTACACGAGCCGGGGCGACCTCGCCACCGTCCTTCTTGTTGCGCGCCTTGCCTGCCTTGGCATAGGCAATCGCAGCCGCCTGCTTCACGGCAGCCGACTTGCTCTTAGGCTTGCTCGTGCCGATCTTTCCCTTCTCTTTGTACGCCCCAACCATCTCGCCGATGTTGGCGCTGATGGTCTTCTGGCTAGAGCCCTTTTTAAGCGGCACTGCGACCTCCTCGTGAGATTTGTAACTGTAGCTTCGCTTGATCCATCTGCATGGACTGCTGCGCCTTCTGCGTCTCCAACTGCAACTTCGCCTGATCCATCTGCATCTTCGCCTGATCTGCCGCAGCGCGCTGGTCCAGTTCCTGCTTCTTCAGGGCTACCAGCGGGTCTTCCTCGCCCCCGCCGGCAAGCTGGCTCTGCATGTCACGAACCTGCTGCATGTTGGTGGCACAACGGATAGCAACCATGCCTTCCTTCTGCAACGCCGACACCATCCGGTCAGGATCAGTGCCGTACATGCGGAACAGATCCGCCTCGACGTCTTCTTCCGACTTGATTCGGACGTGAGCCAAAATGTGCTGGTGCAGTTCCATCATGGCCATAGGATTCGACTGCATTGTCGGAGAAAGTGCCATCATCAAGTGCGCAGCAATGTGTGCATCGTGGTGCTGTCCCGCGAACGCCTTCAGTTTCATGCCGTTCAGCACAGAAGCGTTCTCGGTCATCGGATCACGGGGCATCTGGTTGTTCTGCGGGAGCAGAATACCGTCGATGTCGCGCACGTTCAGGGCCGCATAGACGCGGTAGTACGCTTCGTACATGTTGTGCATCTGCGGAGCAGACTGCGCCATGCCCAACTGCATCTGCGCGAGCTGTAGACGCTGCGCGCTGCTGAAGATGTTCGGGTCAGAAACCGGAACAACCGACACCAGTTTGTCAAAGTCAGTGCGCTTAACGCGTCGGCTGGCGCCGGGGACGTCATACGGGTACTCATCCGGTAGGTAGTACCCGAAACCCTCAAACAAAAGCCTAAATTCAAGCGATTGCGCGTAGTGCAGACGCTTGTGGATGGCCGACATGACCATCGAACCGCGTTCCAGCAGCGCAATCGTCGTTCCGACCTGCGCATACTGGTTTCCATCGCCAACCTGCATGTCTGCAGTGCTAGAAAGGCGCTTCCCGGCCTCCACAACAAACCCGAGAAGCGTAAACAGAACCTGACTCGGCTCCTTGTACGGCAGCGGCAGCAAAGATGCCGAAAGTTCCGCCCCGCCCGCGTCAATATCGCGCCACTCGCCCGGCTGAATCGGGTCGGAGTCGTCCGCGATGCGCGCACCCTTGGCCTTAAAGCCCGCCGGCAGGTTTGCAAGCGTCCCGGCGTCAATCAGTTGACGCAAAGCGCTCGTTGCCGCCTTCGACAGGCCCCCAATCAGGTGTACAAAGCCCAGACCATACGCTCCGGGGCCCTCTACCAGCACGTAATGTACGAAATAGTTACGTCGGCAGCAGGTTTTGTCTTCTTCGCGCCAGTTTCGACGTATTCCGACGACCTGAAGCGTGTCTTCCACCATCGTCACGACGTATGGCAGCTTTATGCCCGTCGGGTTTCCGGATTGGTCAAGGTCCTCAAATCCATGCAAGTCCAAATCGACCAGCATTTCGAGCAAAAACACCTCATGACTCTCGTCAGAGGGCTGAAAACCGACCATTTTGTCAATTGCAGACTGGATTCGAGACGGATCATCAGAAGAAGGCTCAAGATCCGCGGCTACATCTAGGTATTCGCCCGCCAAAACACGCTTTCTGAATTCGTTTGAATCCATCGCAATGCGGTGAGTGAGCCGCGCGCACTGCGAAACGACGCTCGAACCGTTGTACGGGATGTATACGTCGTCCGCCAGACACAACTTGGACACCATCCGGCCCAGTTGCATGTCGAAATAGACCTTTTTGAAGGTCGAACCGCCGTATCCGGTGTAGTAAAGCAGTTGATCGAACTCAGGAGTGTACTCCTCCATGACGGTCGTCAACTGATAGTTCATGAAATCCTGAACGCGAGACGCCTGCTGGAACTTGTCCACCGTCTCTTTGCCCAAAACCTGCGTCCGAACAGGGCCGCTAGCCGGCATCAGCTCCTTAAACGCCTGCGCTTGGAACTGAATAATGGCCTCTTGGAGCATCGGGTGCGTCGTGCCTGACGCACCGCGGAAGGGTTTGCTGCGCTCTTCAATGCGAAGGCCCAACAGATCCAGTCCCTTGGCGTACATCTGCTCCCAATCAGACCTAGACGACTTGTCTGCCTCAAACAAAGCCGCCACGTCGAGAGCAATTCGACCCAAAACAGAAGGATCTACCACCTCTGCAAGGTTTGCGTAGAAGTCTACTTCCTTGTTGGACTTGGCATCCAACTCAACAATAGCGCCGCCTTCCTCATCAATAATGATCTCTACGTCCGGAAGCGCTTCCGCATCTTCTGCGATGACCAGAATGCCGCTTTCCGGCGCCTGATTGACGGCTTTTTCTATAGGCATGGGCGGCAATCCTACTTATTTGCTACGCTTTTTGCTAGCGTGTGGAGGTTTTACTGGAGTGTTATTGTGAACTTTTGCGGCTTTCCCCGGCTAAATCTCCTCATGACCTCGTTTGATATGGCAGAGGTCTCAAGTTCAACGGTCGTAACTGTTGCAACAAAGTACCAAGTACCCGACGAAAGGTCAGTTATTGAAAACTCGCGAGCATCGCCACTGACTGTGACGCTGTTGGTGTAGTTTCCCGACTCGGTTCCGTACAGCAGCTCGAAAGACAGGATCTCTTCTGGAGCAAGCGGCGTGCCGTCTTCATAAGCAGTCGGTGCAATCCACTTAATCGTTGCAGAGTAACTCGCAAGAGCAGTAGTAGGCAGCAGTAACAGCGCAGCTATAAGAACTTTGTTCATGATACACCCGTTAAAAATAAAGCTCGCTCATCTTGTCGGCGTTTTACAAGTCCCGGAAGCACACGGCCCGCCGCTTTTGTCCACTTCATGAACTCTTCCGCAGCTTCTTCGTACTCGCCACGGTTGATCTTCATGCGCAAAGTGCTTCTTTGGAGATTCCCCAGACCTACATTAAAGGAGAACGAGACAAGAGCGTCAAACATTCCTTGCCGACCAACAGAAGCAGGGCAAGCTCTGGCCACGCCTTGCTCAAACCTGCCAAGGTCTTTAGCAAGAATAGCGTCAACCTCGTCCATGGTGAGCGCACGGTCCCAACCAGAGGGTATCGGTAGGTTCTTCCTGTCTTCATACTTAACCGAAATGTGGCTCGGATCAATGACGTGGCCCACGCCAACCGTCCACAAAAGCGCCGGACAACGGTACGGGCGAAGGCGGACGCCTTCGTGATGCTTGATCATCCGAATCGCTTCCGGACTGGTCTTCACTTCTTGCTAAAAGCCTGAGAACCAAACCAAAACGCAATGATCGAGGACAGAATCAGCATTTCATCCTCGGAAAACACGTTCTCCATCGCCACCGCAAAGGCCACGCCTTGCGTGTAGGCGTACCAGACCCCCGCCGCGTTCAACGCCGCAAGCTCCAGTACAAAGATATACGTCACAACAGGACGCACCGACGCCCGCAGGTTGATCATCCACTGGCTGGCGCCCTTGCCAAGCTCAGTATCGTGCGCGTACAGCGCCTGCTTCTCCTGCGCGTCCGCCTGAATCTGGATCTGCTCAGTGCGGATCTCTTCTACCCGCTCCTGCGCCGCGAACCCGCGGCTGGCCATCTCCAGTTCCCGCTCTTTCTGGAGTTGCATGACCTCCAGTTCATGCCGCTTGTCCTGCCGGTCTTGAAAGACCTCAAGGATCTTCGGCAGCCCGCCTGCCAAGAAGCTCATGAACGTAGACAGCAGCGTCATCATAGTCAGTTCCTCTTCGCAGACACGACATCGTTACCTTTGGTAACAGTTACGTGGTCGCCTTCTACGTCCACGCGCATCGGCATTTCCTCTCGGTCAAGCCGGTCCAACTTGTTGATCAAGTCCTTGATCACGCCAAATTCAGGCTTCTCTTGCTTCTCGTTAGCACCGGCAATGCCGTTCAGCATGCTGATCAAAGCTGTCAACGACGCGCCAAGCAGGCCCATGACCGCCGCAATCTTCTCGTTGTCCAAGACAAGGCTCGCGCCCACGCCAATCGCCACGATCAACGTAATGTAGGCAAGCCCGTGCTTGCCAATCGCCTTGCCCGCAACCTCCTTCGCCGTGGAGTTTGCCTCCAACCGGTTCAGTTCCGCACGCGCCTGCGCCTTCAACAACCGAAGATCAACCGTCTCCATGTCTGCTACTTCCTACCTTGCGCCCGTTGAAGGAACGCTTGCGCTTCTGAAAGCACGTCTACCGGGCCGCCTTTGGCCATTTTACGGATGAATGCGGTGTTTTTGTCTACTAGGCCGCCGTGCTTAAATGGTACCCCTTCTGACCGAATACGCTCCGCGGCTTTCTGATCCCAAACCACGGCGCGATGCATGCGTTCCACGCCGTTGTTGTCCGTTAGCGTCACCTGATTGATATCGAATCCCGGACCAAGGTCCTTTACAACCTGTTTTAAGTTATTTGGCAGTTTTTCGTATAGTTGAGCCTGTGAAGACTCTGCCCCCGGGAACGCCACAAAGTTGTCGCCTCTCCTGATCGCCGCTGAGATGACGTTCTTTGCCATCAACTGCTGCAGTACCTGCGAGGACCTTTCCATGGCAGGGAAAGACTCTCTTGCAGAGTAGTCATTTTTTTCTACTCTTCGCGCTAGGCTCTGTCTTCTGCGAATCTGCCTCCACATCTCGGGTTGCGTCATGCTTGGGGTTTCGAATGCATCATTAATGGCAGCTATTTCGTCGATGTCTTCTTGCCTTCCTCCAATACGGCCTTTTTCTGATATCTCACGTCTTAAGTCAGACTGAAGCTCGCTAACATAGATTCCTTTAGCGGGCCCAAAGCCGGGGATGTTGGTTTCGTGCTCCGTGAAACGACTGAAAGCAATCTGGTTGGGGGATTGGAGCCCAGAGTGACGACCCTGAAACCCTAGTGTTAAGTTTTGTTTAATGCCGCTAAACTGATCCCTTATGTCTCTTCTAACGGAAGACCTCCACGAAGTTAGGGCGTCTTTAAGTGTGTCTAGTTCGTCAGCTAATTCTCTAGCGTACTCTGTTATTTGCCGTTGTGCGTCAGACTTTCTTTGAGGGTCTGAATTTGAGTCTGTAGAAAAAGCGTCATCAAAAGCAGTCTTTGCCTTTTGGTAGGTTGGTCCTGTGTAACTATCTTCGTCAACGTCGAGGGCCTTGGCCAGAATAGGCGCTGCTTCTTTCATCCCATCCAGAACGACCCTTGAGCGGGCCTCTTCGTAGGGCATTCCAGTGTCCATATACGTTTTTAATTCTGTGCCAATCGATGGGTATAGAATCTTATCCCTAGATACGTTTATAAGATCTGATTGCTGCGTTGCTTTTTCGTACAGGTCGAGTTTTTCCATAAGAGGCTCGACCTTAGGGGCGGCTTGCGGGCTAAGTCTTTTAATCCGCTCTAAAAACCCAATAGCCGCTTCTTTTTCTGCGTTTCCACCATGTTGGATATAGATACTAAGTGCGTGTTGTGCGTTGCCCATGTCCGACACCAGCGTTTTGGTGACGTCAACTTCACCAGAGGCCGCACCTTGATTAAGGTAGATCACCCCTACCGGCTGGCCTGCTTCTGAGTATACGTTGTCGTAACTTGCGTAAAATGCCCCCTTTACGGGCTCTCGGACCTGTGTCTCAAAGTCCGCAGGGTTGTAGGGGGTCTGCAGTCGGTTTAGAAGGTCGGAGGGCTCCAACCTAGATGCGTTATCAAGGTCGGCCAGTGCGTCTTTTGCACGACTGACCTCATAGCCCCTAAACTTGCCTTCCAACTGCCCTAAGAACTGCCGTTTTGTGGTTGCACCGGGCAATGACGCCACATATTGGTCCAAACGACCAACAAAAGGTGCTTCTGCAGTTGGAACCGGGGTGTAGATAGAGGCTGAAGAGGCCGGTTTTGCTCGTAGCCCCATGCCAGCAGCCGCCCCGACCCCTCCTACAACCCCCCCTACCCCGGGCAATGGCGGAACCTCATACGCTGAAAGCGTATCTCCAACAGATTGCAAAAAGCCCTGCGCCCCTGAAGTTCGGGGCCGGTAGGTAAACATCTCCCCGCCAAGGGCGGTGCTTTCCGCTATTCGGCGCGACGCTTCTTCGCTGCCAAAATCGCCTCTCGCAAGGGACTGAATCGCCCCCGCCCCAAACCCTGCGGCTTGACCCAGCAATCCTGTCGTGCCCGCCGTCCCGAGCGTAGCCAAAACCTCCAGCGGAGCAGTGATCGCCTGTGGGATTGACTCCCCGAGATACCGCTGGGATTCAGGCTTTTTTGAGTCGGTTACCTCCCCGCCCTCGGCCATACGCTTTACCGCCGCCTTTCGCAAGAACGCCTGAGCCGCGAGCAACGGGTCTTGTTCCGCCACCTCTCCGCCGTCCTTGAACCGACGCGTCATCAAATCGCCCGCACGGCCAATACTCGCCTTCATCAACTCCGGCGACGACAGGGTCTCTGTCGTGAAATCTATCCGCTGCTGGCCCGTTTTTTGGGTCTCCATGCTCCGTGGGCCGCGGGCCGTGGACAACTCATCAAACTCCTCGACCATGCCCCGCGCACTACCACTCGGCGTTTCGCCACTGATCGGGCGCTTTGAAGCACGACGCAAAGTGCGCTTCTTCGGCGACACCTTTATGTCCACCCTCTCCCCGCCATCCGTTGAGAGGCTGTCCAGCATCTCCTTGGCAGTCGAGAAGTTGGTGTCAACCCGACGACGCTTCATCAACGCACGGATCGCCTCAGCGTCCACTTCCCCGCCTTCAGCAAACGCGCCTACCGCACCGGGCGACAGGATTCGATTGCCAAACCGGTCGGTGTAGTAGCCCAGCGTCTCCTGCCCGCCAAGAATCGTTGGCGTCAGGTTGGGATTGGTCGCCAACTGCATGAGCGGCACCGCACCCGTCTCCAAGCTGATCGGCCCGGGGCCCGCGACAGGGATCGTGCCGGGCGTCAGGCCGCCCGCATTCTGCTGGAAGAACGGCGTTCCAATGCTAGAAGGCTGCATCAGCGGACCCGGCAATGCATTTGTCGCCGTAATCGGACCTGAGTTGTACAGGTCTGGGGTCGGCATCGGCGTTACAGGACTCGGAATATACGGCTGCCCCTGCGCGGCCTCCGTACTTCCCGCAGTCGCGCCTTGGGTCGTGCCCGCAGCTGTACCAGTGCCCGTGAAGTTAAAACGGGGCATTGTGGCAATGCCGCTCGGCGTCGTTGCTTGCCGGTAACGGGCCAGCATCCGACCTACGTCAGAGTTGGGGTCAACCGACCCGAACATGCCGCCGAAAAAGTTGTTCGCCATCTGCGACGCTTCGGTGCGGTCCTCCACGCCGTTCATGTTCTGGTCGATGAACTGCGTCGTCGTCCCGCCGGCACCCGATACAGGAGAAATCCCACCCGTAGTCGGAGTGGGAGTCGGCTCCGCAGGGGTCGGCAACGGGCTGGTAATCAAGCCCGGAGGCGGTGCCGGCGGCGGAACTACCGGGGGTGGCGGCGCAACCGGTGGCGGGGGCGGAACTACCGGGGGTGGCTCCGCAACCGGAGGCGGTGCCGGCGGCGGAGGAGGAGGAGGAGGCGGTGGCGGCGGAGGTGCAACCGGGGGAGGCACCGGAACGACTGGGGGTGGCTCCGCAACCGGTGGCGGGGGCGGCGGAACGACTGAAGGTTCCGGAGCAGGCGGCGGTGGAGGCGGCGGCGGTGGAGGCGGTGGTGGTTCTGGTTGTGGCGCAGGAGGCGGAGTGCCGCCGCCCGTAGTGCCACCACCAGCAGTACCACCACCCGTGGTTAACTGGTTCAGCACACCGCCGCGCGCGCTGAACTCCTGCAGCGTGAGCACCGTGCCGTCAGCAAGACGAACGCCCGTCGGAACCTGAACCGTGCCGCCGGTCGGCAGGACAACGTCCCCCATGACCAACGTGGCGCCGGCGAAACTTCCACCCGTGGCAGTGCCCGTAGTCGTGGGCGAAGTGCCGGCAGTGCCAGTGCCAGTAGCGGTTCCGCCGGGAGCGGCCGCCGCCGCTGTACGGTCCATCTTCCGCTGCATCTCCTCCTTCAGCCGTCCATACATCCCGCTTGTTGGGAGCCTGTCTACACCCGTCGGGGCAGGGGCGGGCGCAGGGGCAGGAGCAACAGGAGCCGCGGTACGGTCCATCTTCCGCTGCATCTCCTCCTTCAGTTTTCCATACAACCCGCTTGTTGGGAGCCTGTCTACACTCGTTGGAGCAGGAGCAGGGGCAGGGGCAGGGGCAGGGGCAGGGGCGGGAGCAGCGGCAGGAGCAACCGCCGCGGTACGGTCCATCTTCCGCTGCATCTCCTCCTTCAGTTTTCCATACAACCCGCTTGTTGGGAGCCTGTCTACACCCGTTGGGGCAGGAGCCGGGGCAACAGGAGCCGGGGCAACAGGAGCCGGGGCAGGCGGCTGATATGCCGACCCAGAAATGTTTAGTTTCTCCCCGTTAGGCAGCGTTACCGTCGTCGGAAGCGGGAAAGGGTAGTCCGTTCCAGTGCCCGTGGCCCGTGTTCCAGTGCCCGCAGTAGTCCGTGCCTCCTGAGCTGCCGCTTGTTGCGCACGTTCGGCGGCTGCACGCTGCGCTGCCACTTGTTGCGCACGTTCGGCGGCTGCACGCTGCGCTGCTTCCTGAGCTGCCGCTTGTTGCGCACGTTCGGCGGCTGCACGTTGCGCTGCGGCCTGTCGCGCCGCCTCTTGTCGAGCTGCTTCCTGTCGCGCTGCCTCTTGTCGAGCTGCTTCCTGTCGCGCTGCCTCCGCCGCACGCTGGGCAGCGGCCTGCTCCGCTAGGCGCTGACGTTCCGCAGTCGCCGCACGCTCCGCTTCCGCATACTGTCGCGCCGCCTCAATCCTTGCCGCCTCTGCACGGGCAGCCGCTGCCGCACGCCCCTGCTCTGCCGCCGCCTCTGCACGCGCACGTGCAGAACCCTCGTTGCCAGAATTGCCCTGACCACGCTCAGAAGCCGTCCTTTGCGACGCCGCACGGGCCGCACGGTTAGGCGCAAACTCACGCAAACCCGTAGCAGGGTTCACGGTCCCCGAACCGCCCATCGCCCGAAGCAACTCCGCCGCGCTCGGACTCAAATACGCAAGCTCAGTGTCCCCGCCCCTGCCCGCAGCAGAAACACGACGGATAAACTCTTCCGTGCTGCTAATTGACCCCGTACCTCTACGACCTTTCGCCACGGCAGCACGCCCTCATCAAGGTTAGACTTCCGCAGCCATTCTATTCCTCAGTAGTATTCAGGTACAAGGGACCCGCCCTCCCGCGACTCCTCCTGAAAATCCGTCTGTAACGACACAAAATTCCCCTGCCGAAACCGCATGATCGCCTGCGTCGTCGAGTCCACCATGTCGTCGTTGTCCCCGTTCGGAAACTCCGCACACTCCTCCACCAACTCCTCCGCCCAGTCCGTGTCCGGCGCCCATACCATCCCCGCCTCAAACACCGGCGCAACCGAATGTGCACGACTGATCTTGTCCGTACCCGCCCTACGACCACCGGGAGTGTACATAGTCACAGGAATGCCTACGCGACGTAACTCCTGCTGCAAGGTCACGCCAGTGGCCTTAGCCTCGATCAACACATTGTCAGGGTTCCAGTGGTAATACTGTTCTTTCGCGATGCGCTTTAGCTCAGGAAAGTCCCACCGACCACGGATAACATCCAACAGAACAATGTTAGGGCCGGAGTCTTGGTCAGGGTAGAACACGCCCCACGTCGTGATCACACTGTAGTCTGCAGTTTCCTTCTTACTGTACGCAGTGTCATAGCTCTGGATTATATAATCCACCAACGGAGGCTGCATATCAGGCCATATGCGCCACCACTCGCGCTTCAAAATAGCACCCTCGTCGTTCGTCGGCTGCTGTTGGTACATCGCGTTCCATTTACGCACCGACAAAGACGAACGAACCGCCTCTAACTCCTCAACTTTCCAAAACTCCGGCCACAACGCCTTCCCAGACGGCAAAATCGCAGGGAACTCAATCACCTCCCACTTGTCCGCGTTGTGACTCGACTGCGCCTTCAATAACCGCGCCGTCAAATCCTTCGTCCCCCACCGCGTCATGACCAATACAATCGCCCCGCCCGGCTGCAAACGCGTGCGAGGACCACTCTGGTACCACTCCCACGCGTTCTCCAAAGCAAGATCCGACTGCGCGTCTTGCTCCGAATGCGGGTCGTCAATGATCAAAAGGTCCGCGCCCCTCCCCGTCACCGCACCGCCCACACCAACAGCAAAGTAACTCCCGCCGTGGCTCGTGTCCCACCGCCCAGCAGCCTTGCTGTCCGCCTTCAACTCAACGCTCGGAAACAACTCCTTGTACCGATCCGTCGCCATCAAGTCCCGGACCTTCCGGCCAAACCGAACAGCAAGCTCCGCCGTGTGCGTCGCTTCAATCGCCTGTATCCGCGGACGACGGCCCATGAAAAACGCCGGCAACAAATACGACGCAAACTCAGACTTCGTGTGCCGCGGCGGCATGTTAATGATCAACCGCTTCAACGTCCCATTCGCAATCCTGTCAAACGCCCCCGCAATACGACGGTGATGCTCGCCAAGAATCGCCTCCGGCCACACGTACCGTACAAAGTCCAGAAAGTTAGTACGGGCCTTCTCCTGCGTCTCCAAAATGGCAAGGCGGTACTCTAACTTGATCCGCTCCTCCTCAACCTCTTTCGGAACAACAGACATACATACCCCGTTTGATAAAAATTTGCGAAAAATTTTTGCACGTAAATCAGAACGAGACAAGGCGGGGGGTTAATTGCTCACGGACCGGGATTCAGTGTCTAAAATCGAGCTAAAGCCACCGCCACCGCGACCCGGGGCGTTTTTTGGGGCCCCGGGGCCCGGGCCCGGGCGCGCGCCGAGCGCTGCGGCTCGGGAGCCGCGGACCGTGCGCCGACGCCGGCGGGCCGGGAGCCGGGAGCCGGGAGCCGTGCGCACAAATACCGCTTGACGTGCGGGGCGCGTCGCGGTCAAATCCGCGTGGTCCTATACAGCCAGACGGAGTCTAGAATGAGAACGATCGACATGACGCCCACGTGGAGCGACATCGCGCCCGTGCTGTTCCGCATTATCCGCGACGCGGATAAGAGCGATTCGCTACGCACGGCGTACGACGAATTGCTTCGCATGGCCGCGCTCGCCGACCGCGCCGTTGCGGCGGCAAAAGCGGAGGCCGAAGCATGACCACAGAACAGCACGACGAAGGGCGCCAGTAGGCGCCCTTTTTTTTCGCTCGCGATCCGCGCGCCGAGGCGCGCGAACCACGGACCACGGATCACGCGCCGAGGCGCACGACGAAGCCTGACACGTCCGCCCGGGCCGGGCCCTTGGCGCGCAGACCCACGACGACGTTGGCCGGATCCGTGAAGCGCAGGTCCGTCAGATCTCCATCGATGACGCGCGCGCCCCCCCAGAACAGCGGAAGCGGCGCGCCGCGGGCCGTGTCGAAAACCACGGCGACGTTGCGCCCGTGATCGAGCGCGCCGAGCGCTTTACGCGAGTACGCTGGATTGGCGCCCGAGTAACTGACAGTCAAGTGATAGTTCGCCGGAACCTTGCGCCCCGGGAGTTTCGTGTAATCGTAAAATTGCACGGCCGGGAATTGCTCAAACAGCGTCTTCCCGTCGCTTCCGCGCAGGTTCTCCCACGCGATGTCGCTGGTACCGTTGAGCCGTACCGCGAGCCGTACCGCTTGGCGATCCGCTTTCCGCAAAGCAATCCGAATATCGGCGGCGATCGCATCCACGAAGGCGACCGGGTCGCGCTTGAAAGCCTCCGTCTTCGCGGC